GCGGGAGATTACGGAGCCGCAACGGCGGGAAACCGCGGAGCCGCAACGGCGGGAAACCGCGGAGCCGCAACGGCCGGATATTGCGGAGCCGCAACGGCCGGATATTGCGGAGCCGCAACGGCGGGAAACCGCGGAGCCGCCACATCTAAAGGAAGTTCTGCTGTCGGATATGACGGCGTTGCTGTCGTGCGCGGAACTGGATGCAAAGTCAAAGGCGGGCTTGGTGCATTGCTTGTAGTGGCGGAGGAAAATAAAGACAATTTTTCGATAGCTGCATGGAAGGCCGCGGTTGTCGACGGAGAGAATATAAAGCCGGATACATGGTACATCTTGAAAAACGGTGAGTTTGTGGAGGCTGATGAAGAATAAACAAAGGGAGGGGGAAAATCCCCTCCCTAAATTTTACTGTATGCGCTGCATTACTCCGTCGTATATCCGCGGATTGAGCATCCGCACGGTGTCAACCAACTCATCCATGACAAGCCACATATCCGCCGCGTTTTTACCTTTGATCGCTTGCAAAAACTCACTATCCCCGTAGTCCCCTACCGTCTCAGGCCCCGCGATATATCGTTGAGGTATTTCAGGCGGAGCGGCGAGGGAGTAGCCGCCGGGAGCGTCGGCGGACGGGTACAAGTGATCTTTGATGATATAGCAAGCGGCCATAAGCAGCGCATCATCCGGGAACGGATCTGGTTTCCCGTTGCATTTTGCTATCGCCTCATCGAGGGAAAATTCCGTCATCAAGAGGCCCACCCCCCGCGTTACATGCGCTCTGCCTTTTCGACGATCCGCCGAATTTCCTCGCGCATGCCGCTGTCCTGCGCGGCGTTCATAGCCTCGCGCAATTCCATAACCATCCTATCATGTTCTCCGTCCCGGGAATACCGGCCCCGGCTGTCCCGGCGCTGCGCATAGCTCATGCCGTCGCCGTAGCTACTGCCACCACGATTCCCGCCGCGCCCGTCGGCGTAGCTCGTGCCGTTCCAATAGGGCATATAGCGCTCGCTGTAGCCGCCCTCGTCGGCCTCCATCATGGAGATGGTAGTTTTCAGCGATTTAAGCGTGTGGGAAAGCTTGTCGATTGCATCCGCGTCACCGCTGGACATTTTGCCGCCAGCTTTACGCAGTTTGTCGTTATAGTCCTCCAGCTCGCGGGTCACGGCCTCGCAAAGTTCATGAAGCATTTCGATTTTTTCATGCATTTTCGTTTTTCCTCCTTTCTATCAGGCTGTTCTTACTACAGTCAAAGAAGCATTACGCCGCACGAAAATAGAGGGCGTAGGCGTAACTGTAGCATCGTCCTCCGTACCGTCCACATAAGCGGCGGAAACGGAAACGCAGCAGCCGCACGGCACCGTGACCGTCGTGGACGTGTTGACGTGCCAGACGTCTTCCGCCGCGGCAGGCGTTACAATCGCCACACTATCAGGGATTGCGACGCCGTTCAGCGTGATCGCCACGGCGATGGGCGTGACCGTCCCGCCCTCCGGAATCGCAATGTTCCCTTGCAGCGTAACTACATACTGCGCCTGATTTGATGCACCGCTACGCAAAGTAAGAACCCCGGTTGTAATAGGGATAACGCACCCTTTGTTACACGGAATAGATACAATATCGAACGGAATGGTGTTATTTAACGCCACATTCTGATCGGTAGATGTAATATACCTTGCCATAGTTGCACCTCTTTAGTTCAGGAAACCGTTATTGCCGCACCCGCAGCCGTTATTGTTGCAGGTGAAGATCGGCGTCCGCCCATAAACCGGCGTGGTCGGCACCGGGCAGGAGTTCAGCCGGTTATACAGAGCATCGACCTCCGCAGTCTGACCCGCCAAAATCTGCGCAGTCTGCGCCGTCTGGCTGGCCTGCATGTTCGCCATATTCACAGCGTTCTGCAAGCCGACATTCTCACGCTGAGCCGCCGCAAGCTGAGCCTTGACGTTATCCAGTTCGAGGGCGCACAGCTTATCAAGGATGGCCTGCGTGCCGCGCGTCTGCGCGTCGATAATGTCACGGGTGTTACTTGCCGCCTGCGTGCGCGTGGCGCAAGCCTCGGTCGCCTCGACGTATTTTGCATCGGCAAGTCCCGCCTGAACAGAGTTAAAGCCCTGCATGTTTGCCGTCTGCTCGGCAAAAGAACGGTTAAGGCTTGCCAGTTCGTTGGAGTTGAGTTGCTGGGAGATCGCATTCTGTGCGCCGGTAATGGCCGCCGTAGTGCCCGCAAAGCCGTTGCAAAGCGACTGCTGCACACCGGCAAAGCCGTTAGCCATGCTCATTTGCATGTCGCCGCAGCAGCCGCAAAGCTGCGTTGCAAGGCCGCTGATCCCGTCCCGGACGCTGGTAACGCTGTCGTGGAGCTGAGCGTCGCGGAAACCGTCATTGACGTTGTTGTTGATGCCGTTCTGGCCGTTGAGGAGCCACGGGAAGTCGATGCCAAAGCCCATCAGGTTACCCATGCCGCCCCAGCCGCCGAAGCCGCCCATGCCCCAGCCGTTGCCACCGAGAATAAGCAAAAGCAAAATCCAAGCCCAGTCTCCGCCAAAGCCAAAGCCGCCGCCCATGTTGCCGCCGTAGCCATAGCCCATCGGGGCTACAGGCATTACCATGCCGGTAGTATTGCCGCCGTTTTCGTCCGTAAGTGCCATTTTTCATGTCCACCTTTACAATTTATTTTCTCCACCGTCGCGCGCCCGGCGGGGAATCGCAAAAAGAAAAGGGCCAACGCTTTTACGCGTTGGCCCCTGTTAGCCGTCCGCCTCCCCGGTTGGAAGCGGCATCCGATATTTGATTGTTCGCCGTATCTCTACGACGTCCACACGCCCGCCGATCATTTTCAGTTCGACGTTGCTGCCGCGCCGCAAAATCGCCAGTATCCGCGGCCACATATCCGGCGGTATGTTTGTGTCACACTTCACCGCCGTATCCCCTGCATCATGCGCCGCGCCATCTGATACCGCTGCATCTGCTGAGCATTGAGCTGCCCGGACTGCGCGAGGCCGTCCATGATCTCAAACGGATTATTCCCGGACACGTTTAGCCCATAATTGGCCCGTAGGAACTCAGCCGGGTTAGATTTCAAGCCCTGAATATCCCGCGTCTGTCCCGGGGTTAACTGCGTCTGCTGCTTCTTTCCGCCGCCCAACGAGTCAAACAGGCTCATCGTTCGCTACCTCCTTTTTCGGTGTGCGTTTCGGTGTCGCTGCTACCGCCGCTATCAGTTCCGGGAGTTCGTCCCGCCGCACATACTCAGCAGGATTAAACGGCGGGGCGACGGGCGCGGGCGGGCGCTTGACGTACACGTCCAGCGGTAACGGGCCATTTGCTCCCATCGTCTTTACGATGATCTGCGTTTCGTCCCGCGTGATAAACATCTGCGACGCGCCAGCGTTTACCGGCCAGCGCTCAACGTCTGCCTCACCATCGACTTGCACGATCTCCGCGTGGATCGTCGGCGGGGTCAAAGGTTGTGAGGGCTGCTGTACAGTTTGCCCTTGCGTCGGGTACGGCTGCTGGAACTGCTGATTGTGTCGGTAATACGCCGGGTCGCTCCACGGCTGCTGGCCGGGATAGTCCGGTATATGTTGACCGTAAGCATTAAACATAGTCAAGCCCTCCGAAAATAATAGTATATCGGTATATCATTGCCGCTGTCCCAACTGTCGTAATAATTTCCGTCTACGACGCAAACGACATGCGTACCGCCGTTAGCACCGGTTGATAGCACATAGACGCCGCGCGGGTGGTCTGCGCAAAAGTCGCGCACCGTGTAGCAGTCCGGGCATGTATTCGGCACGATATACCGGCGGAAACCATTGTCCCTGAGATACCGTCTCCAAACCTCATTTCCGTTGCCCCAGTTACCGTAGTATGCCCCTAAGATACACAAATCCCAATAGACCGCGTCCCATGTTTTACCAAGCGCCTTTGTCAAGGCGCGGATGACGCAATCACCAACATCACCCTTGCGGACGGGGTTCGGGTCGTACTTTATCCACACAGCTATCCTCCATGATCTCAGCGATAAGCGCAGGCGGATATGTGACCGGCGGGTATTCCCGCGCCATATCGTGCGCCTTTTGCATATCGAATCCGCAAAGGCTTTGTATTTCCAAAAAATCCATGTTTTTCATAGGGATACAATAACAAAAACAAGGCACCCCGGCAATGCCGCCGAAGTGCCTTTTTCGTGCCATTTTCATAGGTGCCGAAATAGTCTTTCCCGCTCCCTGTAATAGATTCGCTTGACGTGACGGACAGACATTCCGATCTCCTCCGCCAGTTTCTCAAACTTCTGCTTGTTCAAAAGCCGCCGTCTCACAATGTCCTGATCGCGGGGAGAAAGAACATACTGATAGATTTTCTCCTCCATTTCTTCCCGCGAAAGGTCAAAGTCATAGTTCATTTGCGTTTCATAGTCCCTTTGGACGATCCGCTCCGCTTTTTACGGCTGCGTGTCGTTGTTCTGACCGTTACTCTCTGGCTCATAATGTGCGTCACCTCCGCTGATAATATTTACACCCTGTCCGTCCTGCTAGTATGTGGTTTCTGTTGACGTGCTTTCAAAATCGTATTGCGACAGATATTCCAGCGTTGCCTTGTGTTCTTCCAGCAGATTATTGTTTGCTTCCCGCAACGTATAATAGGAATACCCGGCGACGCAGGCCACAAGCAGAACAGCCGCAACCAGCGCCCACGTCAGGCGGCGAATAATCATTTGCAGTATGCTTTCCATACCCTCATATTGATACCGGGACACGGTATCCGCCTTTGTCTCTTTCTCAGACATTTTTATCAAAGCTCCTTTACAAAAAGTCCCGTTCGCGCATACACCGCATGTAGCTTTCCATAATCATCTTCGTCGTGCTATCTGTGATATGGTTTTTGAACTCCGGGTGCTTGTCGCTGTAATCGTCGTAGTCGTTGATATACTGCACGACGCTGTCCCAACGGTCTTTGCTGTGCTTCTTTTCCGGCTGATAAACCAACTCATCCCCGAACCACAAAATCCGCTCCCTCGCCGCCTTTGTGTCGTTCTCTTCGCAGATTCTTTTCACTTCTGTCAGCGCCGATGTCAAATCTGCAACGATTTTTTTCGTTTCTGCCAGTTCTGTCGTAAGCCTTTTTACCGTGTCGTTCGTCTCCCGGTTGCAGGCATTTCCAACCTTTTTCGCCAGCCATGATAACGGGGCGATTTTGATAGGCGAAATTTGCACGACACTCAATAACGCTATCACAATACCGAACCAACCGTAAACGGAAATACCATCAAAGAATTTTGTCGCAAGGTCTAACAGCGTCATATCTCTCTACCGCCTATGTTGTTTTTTACGTCTGTTCCCGTGCCGTAGTCCCCGGCGCGTCATAGTCCAGCGGGTCTAAGTCATGCAGCCACTTGTCCAACTTGCGCCTTGCCGCCGCTTCACCGGCTTCCCGCGCCGCCTTGACCTGCGCCATCGCGTCAACGTCTACTTCGCACCCATCCGGGCCGCATACCATACCCATCATTTCCCCTCCAGCGCCTGTTTGAGCTTGTCAAAGCCAAACATGGCGGCGTAGCAGACCATAAAGCCCACCACCACGGCGGCGGCGACGGAATACCATGTGATCGGGAGCGCCTTGTACGCGCAAAAACCGAAATAGGCCCCCAGCGTCAGCACCATTGACACGGCAAGCGCCAGCCAGTTGGTCGAAAAATACTTCTCCGTGAACTTTTTCAAAACCTCAGTAATGATGTTGGTAACAATCACCAACGCCCCAACGATTCCAAGCACTTGCGGGATATACTCAGCTATCATGTGTTTCCTCTTTCTCCTTTTCCTTGTCCTCGACTTCCCAGCGCCTTTTCAGCAGTGCCAACAGCAGCTCGCCGCACCAACCGCCCATCAAGACACCAAGCGCCGCCGGGTCGATGCTTTGCCCTGTAACTACCGCCATGACCTCAACCGTTAACGTAAGAAGTACCATCATTACAAGGCACAGCCGCACAACGCGCCTAAGAAAGTTATGCTTCTTCATTTTCTCCTCTTTTCCTTGATTTTGTGCGCCGTCCATCCGGCCCAGAAGCTACACAAAACCAAAAGAGACACGATTATCAGGTCTGCGCCGTTCACGGAATCACCAGCTTTTGTCCCGGAAAGATGAATCTCCCCGCGTCGATCCCGTTCGCCTCGCAGATCGCCGCCACGGTCACGCCGTACATGCGAGAGATTCCCCACAGCGTTTCCCCGGCCTCCACGACATGTGTTTTCGTCCCGGACAGTACCGAGGACGTGCCCGTGATTGCGTTCGCCGTGACCGCCAAAGGCCCGTTGGAAAGCACCATGCAAGTATGGCCCGTGGAGTAAGGCTCGTTTACAAGGATATCCCCGCGCCGCAGGTATTGATCGGAAACCAGATACTTTGAATCCGTCAAAACCTCAAACGCGCCCGTCGCCGCCAGCTTTTCCCGCATGTTGCCCGTCCACGGCGCGTTCCCTCCGGTGTAGGCTTTCGTCATATCCACCCCCGCCGCCTCGATGCACACCGCCATCAGCGACGCGCAATCGCAGTCAGCGGGCGATTTCAACCGGGAGAAATCAAACCCCAACGGCTTCACCGCCGCCCGCAAATCGTTCCGCCGCGTCTGAGAGTAGCCGATATTGTTATTCGCACAAGCCGCCTCGCACGCTTTCGCGGCCCGTTCCGCCGTCGCCGCGTCCTTGAATCGCGCCAGAAAGTGCCAGCCCGCGGTGTGCAGGTACCAATTCTGTGTTCGCACCTCCGCGCCGCTTTGGTCGCCGGGGGTATACGTCGGGTCGCCGCCCCGCGCGTGGCCGATCAGTACGCTCATAAAATCACCACCTTCATTTTAACACATTTTTCATGTCATGACAACTGTTAAATCAGCTGTCATGACATGAATCAGGCCCTTATTCCTCCGGGTGCAACATGGAGATCAACTCGTTGTACTCCGCATCGCTCAGCTTGCCGACGGCGTAAAAAACGTCAATCTTTGCTTCAAGGCCCTCGGTGTTGCCCTTCTCGATCATCCTTTTGAGTACCCAGTACAAAGCGTTCATGTTTTTCCTCCTGTTTTTTTATTTCCACCCCTTGCGGGAGTAGATTACATTCCTCCAAGTTCGATCATGGTGATTCGGTATTCGTGGTCAATGAGCATCGCTTCTGTTGCATCGTCCTCACTCGGTTCAGGTTCCGGTTCAGGCTGTGGCGGATGTTCGTCAATGTACTTTTGGTATGCCGCTTCGTTTCTCGTCATGTTTGTGATAATGCCATCGTTTACATCGACGATTACAAAGCCCATGCTCCCAATGTAGTCTGATAAAAAATCGTCACCCATTTCAAGTGAATCTGGAAATGCTGTGCTTTGAGGGTTTCCATAACTCCCATTTTCTGTTGGCGCATCCAAACCGGCAGCTACGTCGGCACAGGCACCTACGGCGAGGATAATCCGTGTAGTATTACGTTTGATTTTGCGCCGGTGCTGGTGTTTGGGCCTAATTATCGTTATAACAGACAAGTATATTTTGGCTCAAATATTGCCAGTGGTAGTGGTTCATTAGGGCTCGTGAATATGGAGCTATGCAGTACAACTTACACACTTAATCTGGGTTTTGGATCCTCTGTTACTACAAGTTATGCGAAAAAATCTAGTGACGGTAAAACTTTATATTGGTATAATACGGTAACTGCTACAGTCCAATCTAACGAGGCTAATACCACATACAGTTGGGTAGCAATAGGTTAACCGATGGCTACCCAGTTATAAGTTTTGTCTGATGTGTTTACTTGGTCATCAGCATTAGCATCTGTTCCTGATATATACCAGTTTAATGTTTTGCCATCGCTCGATTTTTTTCCATATACATATTTAGTGGGTGATCTATCATATCCCTTGCCAAATCCACTCCATTGCGTGTAAGACGTTGTTAAGATAGGCATACATACCAGTCCAAAATACGAATATTTATAATATACGTCGACCCAAACACCAGCACCGGCGCAAAATCAAACGTAATACTACACGGATTATCCTCGCCGTAGGTGCCTGTGCCGACGTAGCTGCCGGTTTGGATGCGGGCGACCTTGTTTGTTGTTGTAAACCAAGACAGGAGATTTGCGAGTGTTACAGTTTTCGCGGTTCCCGCGGAAACATCGGCCAGCGGCAGCTTGTCCCCCGTGGCAAGGCTCGTATAAGTAATTGCGGTTTTGTTGTTTATTACAGGATACAATTTTGCAAGGTTCAACAAGACAGTATTGGGGGTTGCGGTACTTGTCAGCCCTGCCGCTGTCGCTGTTGCATCTGCCAGCAAATTAGCCTTATTGAGCGGTGTTCCTGCTTGCGCGATTCCGGCGCTGTTTTTTCCGTTTAGGTCTATGGGCAAAGTACCAGCAACCAGAGCCGCCACCATATCCTCATAAGTTGGATACCGCGTCAAAAAGTCCGATACGCTTTTAAGATACCTAGAATCTCCGTTTCCGAGAATGATTTCGTCTGTCATTGTTCTACCTCCTTTTTAAGTTTCGCCCGTTGCAATTTCTCCGCTGTACCAGAACGAAAGCGCCGCGCGGGGCAGCATGAAACATGCGTCTTTCAAAATTTGTTCTATGTCGTTCGCGCCTTGATAACCAAGGAATCGAACGCTTTCGGGCGCGTCAGGAGTGGTTTGCAGCATCGGCAGCGTCTCCCGCACTTGCGCGGTGTCCGCAAGATACGTTGCGCCCTCCGTCCGCGTCGGCCCGTCTATGCTTTCCGTCCAATTTCGTCGCGCGGAAAGGTTAAGGTCATATCCGTACCGCGCCGCCCATCTTTGGATAAACCACAGCGCCAGCCCGACACGGTTCATGTCGCTTGTGTTGTAAATTCCTTTCGAGTTTCCGTTCCACTCTGTTATCTCCGCCGCCGTTGCGGCATTCGCGCGTATAACGCTTTGAAGATACGCGGCGCGGTCAACGTCTGCCTGCGTTCTGTCCGTGATAAAAAATATAACCGCATAATTCAACGAAACGGGTGTCGCGGTGTTTCCGTCGTTGTCCGATACCGAGAAAACCAGCGTGTGCGCTCCGGCCTCCAGCGTTCCCGCCCACGAGAAAAACCAGTACCGATCCCCGGCGGTATAGGTGACGCCGCTTGCAGCCGCGCCGTCGATCATCAGCGCCGCCGTTTCCGGGTCGATTCCGCTGTCCGCGTCATAGGCTATCCAGCGAAAGGTGTTGCCGTCCGTCGTCGTGACCTCATAATCCTCCGGGGTAAGCACGGTCAGCGACGGCGGCGTGGTTTCCAGCACCCGCAGACTTGTTTCCTCCGTGACCGTAGTAACGACGCCGAGGTCGTCCCGGTTCGTGGCCGATACCGTACCGGCGTAAACGTGCCCGTCCAGATTCCAGCTTGTAGTTCCCGGCGCGGTGATCGTGGCCTCATAAAACCCCGTGGACGAATTATAGGTCAGCGCCGTGGTAGTACCATTCAGCGTAACGCTTGCCGCTGTAATCGACATTATCCCTCACCCCCGGCGCTGATCTCACCTGACGAAAACGGCATTGGATACATGCGTCTTGTGACCTGCTCTGTGATCTGCGCCGCGATTTTTACAGACGCGCCAACCGTAACGGGCGCGGGCGTCCATGTGATATTTTCGATTACCGGCGTTTTAATATCGATATAATCAGCCATGTATTAACCCTCCGGCAAATCATAATAAACAATGATAAAACCGCTGCCGCCGTCCGCTCCGGGGCTTCCCGGCGTCGGTTCTTTGTCTATCACGCGATACGACCCATGCGGGTTTCCCTCGCTATCATAATTTGTCTCTGTATGTGCATAACCGGCCTCGCCACCCGTGCCGCCTTTCGCGCCGTCTCCGCTGTTTGCAAGTGGCAAAACGACCGCGCTTCTGCCGTAGCTGTCGCCATTCGCAATATCGGTGAAACCGTTCGGATAGATTTCACCGTTTGCGCTTGACAAAGTGCCGAATGTGCTTTCGCCGCCCATTGCGCCATCATCGCCGGGATTAGCACCAGCGGCGCCGCCATCACCGACGGAGTACACAAACGATTCTTGCGGGTTTATTCCAAACGTCGAATAAAAGACCTTGCCGCCTACTCCGTCTGCGCCATCTTCACCGTCAACAGGCGGGTTAAAAACGCTGTCGGTATAGCCCAAAACACCATCGGTTCCGTGACCGCCGCCCTGTCCGCCTTGACCAAGCACGACGCGAATTTGCGTAACCCCAGCGGGTGCCGTCCAAGTTCCGCTCCCGGTAAGAAACACGCGCTGCTGAAAAAGATAAGAGCCATCGGCCTGCAACAGCGTGGTTTTGCAGCCACGCAAAACACCGCTTGAAAATTGAAAAGTTTGGAACATGACGCGCCCTGTGGTTGCGCTGCTTTTGTCCAGTTCCACCGTAGCAACGTCTCCGATCTCGCTTGTGTAATCGCCGCGGCCGGTCGTCTCAATCTGATTCCCGCCGTAAGCGGACAAGATCATGCGCGCCGTTTTCTCCGCCGCTTCAATGGTGTGCAAAAACGGGTTTGAGATGTTCGCGTTTCTCGGAGCCGCCGCGCTGGTTCCTGTATAACTTGTTTGGCTGCCGTCGCTTAGCGTAAAGTCCAGCCGCGCTATATCCTCGTTTGCCCGCATAACGGGATACTTTTCGAGGTTGTCAAGGCTAAGCGTTACGCCCTGCGACCAAAACGGTTCAATGGTTAACTTTCCTGTTTCCGCGTCCGCACGGGGCCACGTTTCCGTGGCTTGACAAATCCACAGCAGGATTTGACCGCACGTCTTATCTTCGACAGCGCTGACGTCTGTTACTGTACACGGCAAATTTTCATAATCCGGATCAACGGAAAAACGCGCTTCAAAATTCGGCCCAAGTTGTGCAACAAGCGCCGCCGCCCATCCTCCAAGCGTTGTTGGGAGTTCCCCGGAAAACTTAAATACCCGATTTGTAAGCAGACCTATAATGTCCACCAAGTCCCACTGCATTGTTATGTCATTGTCGCCGGTTTTCCAACCGCTGTTGTATTGGTAATAAAGGCCGACGGGAACATATTCAATACCGTTTTCCGTATCCGCCCCAAGGTACATTTCGATTCCTTGCCGGTCTTCCAAGCTTTGGAACATCCCGCCTTTTTTGCGAGGTTCAAAGCGTCTGTCCAAATTGTCCATGCGCAAACGACACGTCCCATAAGGCAGCGCAAGCCCGGAAAAGCTGGCCTGTTGCGTGATCGAGAAATCAGACAACATTTCTTCTGTCCATTCCTCGTAGTATCCGGGAACGATTTCCAAAACGCGGACACGCCTTGACGCGCTCGACATGCGCGTGACCGTGACCCTTATAGCGTCGGGCCGGTATACCGTGAAACCATCAACGTATACTGACGTTTCAGTGTTTTCCGTGAAGCTTTGCGAGAAATACGCCGTTCCGTTTGAGTATACGGAAATTGTAAAGTCACGCGGCACGCCGTCGCCGTCTGCATTGGAGAAATAAACGGTACACGCTTGCAGAATGTAAACGCCGGTAAACTGCAACTCGACGTATTGAGGCGTCGAAAATGTCCCTCCGCTCCCGCTGATAGTTTCGCTTACAACACCCGTTTCTTCACTTGACGTGTAATCATCCGGGTATAAATCGAAAGTTCCGTCAAGTAACCATCTGTTGTGTTCAAGTGTGGCATATTTTGATTCTGAGGTTAATATTTTGTTGTGGATTTGTTCGTCTACGCTCCAAGGAGCTTTGCTTTGCGCCGTTACTGTCCCATAAACAATATCAGGGCCGACAATATCGACCACACACTTTATCCTTGTGCGCCGCGCGTCTGCTGTTATTGCTTTCCGCAGCGCATTAGATACGCTAATCATGCGGCCTTACCTCCCGCAACTCCACTCCAAAGTTTGCCCACATCGGGACGCTAACATCCTCGCCAAACCCCGGGACAAGCCTTGACCATTTGAATGTTGGATAAGTAATGCTTGTTACAAAAAATGACCCTGATAAAAGCTCATTCCCGTGAGGCGGTAGAAATAGGCATTCAATCGGGGTTCTTCGGCCTTTTTCGCAGCTTTCCAGCACCCGCGCCCTGTCCGCATCGTCAAACCACCCATATTGATACGTTACGCGCCATATACTACCGCGCAGCTCTCTCACCGTGCGGCGGGAAATCATTTCGACCTCCACGCCGCCGTCCTCTACCCACGCGCGATAGCCGCGCTTTTGACTTTCCGGGAGATAGATTGCGTTTCCGCTTACGTCAAGTACAAGCTGTGTCATAATCCACCTCCCAATCAAACATAAATATCACTGGTGATCGGCGTTCCATTCGCCGCCGCAACGCTTACAAGAGGCGGCAGGATTGCGCGTCCCATTTCCTCACCATCAAGGTTGATTGCAACGGTTACGGGCTGGCCGGACGCCGCGGTTTGCGACGCACTTTGGCTTGCGTTAATCGTTGCAGCCGTTGCCGTTCCGATTGCGCTGTCAGCAAAAGCTACTTGCTTCACCTTAAACGCGCTGCCGTTCCAAGACAGCCCAAGGTCGCTTTCGATGGTGTCCAGAATCCCACGGGCCGCGTTAAGTGCCGCGTCTTGCGCCTCGGCGAATCCGCTCTCAAAAGCTTCTGCAAGCGCGGAATCAAAAGCGGATACAATGTCCGGGGCTTCTTCTGCGTAAAGCCGGTTAATTTCCTCGACTTGTTCATAGATCTTTGCGTTGGTTTCGTCAAGCAGCGGTTCGAGTTCTTCGGTTGCCTGTTCCTCCGCAAGCGCGAACTTCTCGCCGTAAAGCTCGACGATTTGGTTTAGTTGATCTTCTGTTGCGTTGTTCAGCGCACGCAGAATTTCGAGGTTGTCAGGCCCGGCCTCTCGCAACCCGGAAAGTATATCCTCACCAACGCCGCGTTCCGCCAGAGAGTCAAGCGTGTCGCTGTATTCTTCCAGCGCGGCGACTTGTCCTTTGAGGTTCGCAATAATATCGCTGGCCCGCATTGCCTCAGACGGGTCAACCTCTGTAACCTCGCCAAACATCCCCCAAGTTTCCGCAAGGGCGCTTGTTCTGTCTGCAATAGCTGTGTAATATTCGCTTTGGAGGTTTTCGATTTCCTCATAGTGGGTTTCCAGTTCGTCCCGGAAATCCTCTACACCGTCTACATAATCTTTTTGCGCGTCTGAAACGGCTTTGACCCACTTTTCAGTGTTTTCCTGATCTTCCTTTTCTTTCTGCCAACGCAGCTCGAAAAGCTTATCGGACAGGTCGTTATACTGTTCAGAACCCTCGACAAAGTTGCTGAGCATTCCCTCCACAGCGTCTATTTGATCGGCAAGGGACATGTCGTAGTATTTGACCTGTTTATCCAGCCAGTCCATACCCTCGTCGTATACCGCTTTTGCCGCTTCTTCGCGATTCTTGACAGTGACAACAAGCCCGTCTATAGTTTCTTCTGCTTGCTCGATGCCGAGTTTTGCGCCCTCTACGACGAGCATTTCACCGTCGTAGACAATGTGAGACAGTTCCGCGTTTTGCGCTTCGGCAACCGCTTGCAGATTGGCCCACAAGTCTTTGTATCCCTTTGCCATGTTAAGGCTTATACGCGGGTCAGGGTCTTCGACGCCCGTGAGAAAAGCGTCAATCAGCTTACGCCCAGTAGTTTGCGGGTCATCGCCGTTTGTGCGGCTCGACGCAAACCCGTTGACGAGTATGTCATACACACCGTCCATGACGCCCTGTGTTGCATCTCGTACTTGCCTTTCGGTGTCCTCAATACCCTCAGCATAACCCTCGCCGGTGTAAACACCAAGCTGATGTGTTACACGGGACGGGGAATGTATATCCATAGCGGATTCGATTGTGCTTCTAGCAATATCCGCTATCGTCTGAGCCGCCGCTCTCACCTGATCGGCGGTGGACAAAATGCCCTCCGCGAATCCTTGACCGACCATCTCGCCCGCAGTTCTGGCACCATCCGCCGCGCTTTGCAACTGCGTAGTAACAGTTTGCGTCATGGTTGTGACCGCGCTTTCTACGTTGCTTGTTGCGGTAGTAACGGCGGTTTCCATGTTCTGCGCGTCCGTTGACATGTCGCTTGTGGATGTGCTAATTCCAGTAGCAGCATCCGCAACAGCAGAAGCGTAATTTTCTATTGCCGCCTGCTGTTCTTCATAGGAGGCGTTCATATTGGCGATTTCTTCGTCCGTTGCAGTCGCCAATTGCGCAAGCTGCCGTGCGCTTTCCGCTGTTCCGTCGCTCAAAGCCTGAACAAGCCCCTGATCTACACCCCGCTCCATCGCGGTACGGATATTATCTGCATAATCGTTCCAGTAATCACCCTGAGATTCAAGAGCGGACGCCATTTCACTAAGGGATGCCGTGACCTGTTCGGCAGCACCTGCCACTATTTCAGGGGCCGTTTCAAACATGCCGAATGTTCCAGCGGCTGATTTCGTAGCGCTTTCAAACGCATCTTGCCATGCAGCCGCAAACTCAGCCGCCGCGTCTGCCGCAGCCTGAGCGGAATCGTCTACACCGTCAAGGGTTTCAACCGCTTCCTCTGTGGCTTCCTCCGCGTCTTCTGCTCCGCTTTTCCACGTCCCGAAAAGCGTCGATAAGAAAGTTACAATCGGGCTCCCCGCCATGTCAGAAGCCCACTCAGGATTATCAAGCGCGTTATTCAGGTTGTTCATCGCGCCGGTTACGCCGTCCACGAAATCCTGTATAGCGGGCGCTACTTTTTCGCCCAGATTGTTCGCCAAAGCCTCAAAGGATTTGCCCAATCGGTCGAACGAATCTTGCAAACCTCCAAGGTTAGATAACTCCTCAGAACTCAGAACATAACCGACTTCATGCGCTTCTTGGGCCAGCTTTGCAAGCTTTTCCGATCCGGCGTCGATCATCGGGTTTAGGTCCATAGCGCTCTTGCCGAAAAGATCCATTGCAATAGCATCGCGCTCCGCGTGGTTTCCTACCTCACCAAGAGCGGTTATTACTGCATAGAAAACTTCTTCGGTGCTGCGCAAATGGCCCTCGGAATCTGTAACGGATACGTTCAGCCGGTCAAATGCTTCGGATGCTGTTGTGCTACCGTTTGCGGCGGCGTCCATGTTGTTCGTCAAGCGACGCATGGAGCTTGCGACGGTGTTTACGGATACGTCGATCAAGTCCTCCATGTACTTAAACTCCTGCAACGTATCCGTGGAAAGCCCGGTTGTGCTGGAAAGCGTCAAAATATCGTCCGCAAACGCTGCCGCGCTTGTTGCCGCGTCTACTAAGCCTTTTCCAACGGCAACAGCCGCGCCTGCAAGTCCTCCAAGCATTGCAGCGCCACCAGATGCCGCGCTTGCGATGGAATTAAAGCCGGGAACTACGCTGCTAACGATGCTTTTGCCTAAATTGAGGGCGCTTGACCCGGCTTCACTAAAGGCGCTACCGATGGACGAAAGAACATCTTTAATGCTTCTGCCAGCGTTGCCGGTTTCCTCCCCGGCTTCTGACATTCCGTCGCTGATTTCTGCCCCGGCCTCCTGCGCGCTGCTACCAGCATCCGCGAAACTCTCCCCCGCGTCTGCTAAAGAATCAGCAATACTGCTACCTGCGTCTGCCGCGCTACTTTCGGCGGCATCAAAAGCGTTTGAAAAGCTATCGGAAATGGAATCTCCGATGTTTTCAAACTCTTTTTCGATGCCTGAAAATCCATCGGTTATGCTTCTCCCGGCGTCTTTCGCGCTGCTTCCTGCTTCGGAAAGCGCTCTATCATAGTCCGTAGTTTTTAGCGTGAGCGTTGCTTCTAATTCAAAAACATTCATTTTCTTTCGCCTCCAATGCGCGCCCGCGCCCAAATATCCGCCGCTATCACCGCCGCAGGGCGGTCATCCGTTTTGACAGGTTCCGGCGGATCGAGAATATCCGCGAACCTCACCGTGAGATAATTTCCGCCTCCATAACGGGCGGTGTTTTCGGAAATAAGGCGCAGCGCGTCCGCAACGTAGACGCGATACGCCTTATCCTTTAGTTTTTCACGGTACCGTTCGGCGCAGTAGTCGATGAAGCAGCCGACGTCTCCGGGGCCTCTGTACTCTCCGATGCAGAGCCGGACGTTCCCGGCGTCCTCACGGACAAGCCGAAAAAACCCATCAAATCAGGATCGCCAATCATGATGGAGATGTTTTTGAGCATTTCCCCGCCCGTGCATGAGAATGTTTGCGGGTTTTCACCGCTCAAAATGGCCATAAGCTCATAAGCGCTGTCTAAATTCGCGCTAAAAATGTCGGAAAAGTATTCGAAAACGGTTTTTCCGTCCATTTCAACTGTCTTTTTCCCGCGCACAAGCCGACCAATGGGCCGCATGATCTTGACCACAACTTCCATTCCCTCTCGTCCGGTAAACTCTCTAAGCTGCTTCACCATTTTTTATTCCTCCGTTGCAGTTGCCGTAATTACTACCGTTCCGGAAACGCCGTTGATATAAACGGTGTTCGTCGCCTCCGTGTACGCCGTGCTTGTCACATCCACGCCGCCCATGTATACCGACACGGTGTCCACGGTGTAACCGTCATCCGCGGTCAACTCCGCCGTCAAAGTACCGTTTTCCTCAACGGTCGTACCCGTGAAGCTACTGGTGACGTTGGTCAAGTTCTGTGTCACGGTGTAAATGGTAACGGTGCCATCCGGTTCAATGTCATAGAATTCCATCGGCATGACGTTCTGCGAGGAAATCGAGACGTACCCGGTCAGCGTGACCGCGTTCGTACCCTTGCCGTTTTTGGTACTTTGGATACTCAGGCCCCCAGTAGAAAGCGCGTTCAAAAGCTTAACGGCAAAGGCGCCACCGTTTGCTTTGTCTCCAACCCACCAAACATCTTTGTAGTCCGTGAGCTTCACATCGCGGCGCGGCACAATCTTCGTGTAGCCGGTTCCCTGGATGGTATCAGCGGCACCCAGCGCCCAGACCGTATTCTCGGCGTTGAATTTAATGGTGGAGAAGCCCATCGTGCATTGCCAAGAATCGAGGTGATTGAATTCCATCATATTCAAAGGAACGTTATCGACGTCCGTCGCTAAATCGCTGTACGTCGCCACGCACGACGGATTGATGCCGCCGGTAGTCGTGGCGATGATGTCGCTGCTTTGCGGCGCCACGGGGTTCGCCGGATCGAACGTACTCAGCAGAACGCCCGCTTCCAGCTGCAAAGCATCAAAAGCATCTTCCGCAATTGCGGTAAATCTACCCATAGTAGTTTTCCTCCTTTTAATCGAATTAATCGGCGGTTAAAAACTCCGCCTGAATGTTGATCACCATGCGGCGGACGCCGGGGTCGTTCGGGTCGTCCATGCGCTGCGCAAATGGTTTTCCCCGGTTAATCCACAGATATCCGCCATCAATTTCCGCGCGGTAAAAGCCCACGGCGGGAAGAACAGCGGCGATTTCTTGCGTTTTTGCTTCAATCTCCGCCCAACCCGTGGAGCGATACCACAGCGACGCGGACAGGCTCAGGACGTCGTCCAGCGCACCCGTGGCGCTTTCGTAGGTGAGATAGGGCAGCGGGACATTTTGCGGAACACTGGTTTCGTCGAAAGCGTTCAGGCCAAACCCGGCCCAAAACTGATACAGCGCTTGTGGTTTGTTCACAGCTTGATCTCCTCCGCCTTTACCTGTCGCATGTCAAGCCCGGTGCTTTCAGGCGTTTTATTGTCCGTGCCATCGGACTTGACCCGGAACGCCTTGCCATCGCTAAGACGTTTGAACACATCGCCTTCCAGCATGACCACGTTTTTCCGCGTCGTGACTGTATACGACCCTGTCCATCCTCGCTGCATTGCGGTCAGCTGTTCAACGCCGCCATCAAGGACGATTGCAGCCGAAATTTCTGCGCCCTCCTTCCAAACGGTCACGACGCCGCCGTAACCATCCGGGGCGGTCGTTTTGTCCATCAAAACACACGGGACAAAAGCTTCAGATAACAGGCTCATATCGTAGCTCCGTTTCTCCATTTTCACGCTTATCGTATATAAGGCGAATTTCCTCGTGATTGTTCAAATAGGCTTCCACGAGTTTCAAGCAACCGTTCGCAGTTGTTTCGTCAACGTTCAGCTTTGCCTTGACTTCAATATTTACTGCTTTCATATTTTCCTCCACGGCGAAAGTTGAGACTTAAACTGCGTTTGCCACGATACAGCGCCGCCATTTGTCCCGCTGGCCTTGCTATAACTGTACCCGCCAAAGCTTTCGCTCTGGTATGGACTTGCAGAAGCGGCGGCATATTTTTCATTCCACGCCTCAATCTCAGTAGCAAGGTCAACCACCGCGGGCGGGATTGCCATAGACCAAACGACACCGGTAAAATCGCCCTCATCAACAAGCGCGTCACCACCGTTCTTGTGTACTCCGTCATTTAACAGACTTCGACAAATGCGGTAATACTGTCCGTCGGTTAAGGTAAAATCGGGCGCGTCTACAGCGATTAGAACGCCGTTTTCTATGCGAAACTTCCCGGCGTATGATTCCCTCTCAAACCAGTTCCTAAGATACGCACACATAACAGTCAACGTCTTTTCTGTAGTCACGCGCCCGCCTCCTTTTTATTCTTCGCTTTCCGCTTTTCGCCGCGCTCTTTTCGGCCTTTCCTCTGATTCGTCAACGCGTTCGATCAGCGGAACGCCGCGCCGGTTTTTCGCCGTCAACAGCGTTTCCAGCCTCTTTTCATCCGCCGTACCGGAACGGGGATACACGTCCCCGGCCCGGTACAACTCCCGCGTCTCAGCGTCCCGGAAAGTCTTGATTACCCGGTACATCAGGCGGTAATATCGGCAAGCTCATAGTAGGTCTTGCCGCTGGTCACGGTGGTGTCAGCGGTAAGGACATAGCCGCCGCCCGTCGCTTCCTCATACCAGCCATTAGCGGCCGGGTTATCGCCGCTCTCCGGCGTGACTGCCGTAAACTCCTTGTCCGCGTAAGCGATAAACAGGGAATTGGGGTTAAAAAGCACCGGCATGAACAGGGCGCTTGCCTTAGTCCACAAAACGGCGGGATCATGCTCCGTCCACTGGCTAATCGTGATAAACGGGGAAACCTCGCTACCCGTGACCTCCATATAACGCGCCACGTCCAGCTCCGGCGCATCTCCCCACAGGCCCACGCCAAGAGGAACGTTACCCACGGTGCCGAAGAACGTGACCTTGTCCTCCGGGAAATACCGCTTTGTGGTCTGCGTGACAATTCCTCCCGCGCCGATAGTACGATCCGCGGCATAGGTCAGGTCGTTCGTGATGATGGTGTTGATGCCGAATTCCTCGGAGAAAAACGCTTCAAGCTGCGTCCGTCTCAGCAGTGCGCCCGCGCCGACGTTGCCGTTGATTGCGGTCTGGAGCGTCGAGTTGGCCCGCATTTTAGAGACGTTTTTCTGGCTGGTGACGATGCCCGTAATGGTAACGCCCATCGCAGTAGCCGCGTCAACGATCGCCTGAATCTGTCCCGCAATATCAGCCGTCTTGCTCAGGTCAAGCGTGTAGGAAGTCTGCGACGCCGGAACGCCATAATCAACGGTCAGGTCAAGATTGTTCTCTTTGATCGTGACTTTGCCCGTAGCCAGAAGCTCATTTTTCGCCACTTTCGTCCGGGTAATGACCTGTTCGCCCAAGTTGAAAACGTCGTCCATGACATAATCATACATAGCATCGTCCCGGACACCGGCGCGGGTCAAAGCACGCAGCCGCTCGGACTGGTTGATTTTGACCTTGATCAAACCCTTTTCAATGTTGTGCGTGTCCACCGGCACGCGCGTGGTAGTCATTGCCTCAGTATCAAAGGCGTGGAAATTAGCCATAACCGGCATCTGATACCGTGCCGCCATGGACTGCCAGCGGGCAAGGATGTTGTCAGTTTTCAGATCGCCGAAAAGCCCGTCAATGGGGTCATTCGGACGCGTGGGGTTAAACGGTACGCCCAGAAGATCGGGTTCGTTCAGGAATCCAAGGACGCCGTTTTCCCAATTATAAGCACCCATAATTTGTTACCTCTCTTTCACATTAGTAGGGCCGCGTCACGGCGGGAGACGTGGCGATAAACTTGAAGCCCATGCCCTCCAGCGCGGACTGTACGCCGCTTGCAGGTGCCGTCGGCAGACGGTCGAGATAAACCGTGCCTGCCATAACGACGCTGCCCGGCATATCACCGCTGGTAACGTCCACGTCCTCATACACAATGCCACTGACCGTCCCGGAACTGTTTGCGGGCCAGAAAGCACCCATCGGGACATGTTTAGTGTCGCCCTCCGTGATTACCTGTGCGTGACCCTGTGCGATGGTCTGCGTCTTTCGTTCGCAGTTTTCATTGTCCGCCAGAAACCAGCCGGGCGCGTATGCCTCGCCGGTTGCGGCGTTTCGATTGATAAAGCTCATTTGCTTTCTCCTTTCTGCGCTCCATAAAGCGCCTCATAGTGCTGCTGATACAGCGCAGCGGCGCGGCTCGGTTCTCTCTGCTGCGCCCCATTGTTTGCGGGCGGGTTCGACGTCTGCGCCCCGTGTGCGCCCTCAGTTACGATGTGTTCCGCCCATTCCTCTTTGATCGCCTTGATGTGCGTGTTTGCGTCTTTGACTTTCCCGGTCTCATCCAGCTCAATAGCATTCCAGTCCGCGTATTTGACGGCCTTTTCCACGCCCTTTTCGCTGAGTCCTGCATCCTTGCAAACAACGGTGTAAGCTGCCTTCTTTTCGGCAAGAGTCTTTTCGTTCTCCACATCGGCCTTGTACTTGTCGTACTCAGCTTTTACCGTCTCGTACTTTGCCCTGAATCCATCGTCCGGCTTTGCTTTCAGTGCATCCAGTTCCGTCTTTACGGCGTCGTATTGATCGGCCTTGACCTTTGCCGCGTCCCGTTCCTCTTTGATCGCGTCAAGGTCTGTTTTGTGTGCGGCGCAAAAATACTCAGCCGCCGCGTCAAGTTGTTCCGCAGGTACACCGTATTCTTGCAACTTTGCTTTCGTCTGCTTGATCGAGAATGCCATTTTTTCAATCTCCTTTGTCTCGGCCCGCGGTGTCTTGCGGGTTTGATTGATTTATATTTCCGCCACTGTCTCGGCGGTTATATACTTTGTAGCCGTGAGGCGGTGGTGAGCCGCCACGCCGTTACCGACATTGACCGGTTTCGGTTTCTGCTCACGGCAAATAAAAAGCGGCCAACCTGTAAGAAAATCTTACAAGTTGACCACACTCGGCCCTTCCACCGGAACGCTTACCGGCAGGAGAGATATTTGATTGTTGCGCGGGTCGGGATTTGCACCCGACATGAACACATTGCCATCTAACGCCCATCGCCGAAGCGGCTTTTGAGACAGTTTCTTTTTACCTCAAGGGGTGAGGCTTGCGCCCAAAAGCATAATAGGTGATGTTCTACCCGTCACCATAGCGTCTACTATTGGCTTCCCGGATTAACTGTCCGGTGCTGTTGCAATCAGCCGCCTTTACCATGCGGGATTACTCACCATCGCCCGATGGATCTTGTTCCCGCATGTCTGTTCCGCCACCGCGCATATTTTGCACTATCGCAGTACCCGCGCTGCTGCCCTGTCTATCTATTCTGACAGTTTACATCTGCTGCTTTTTCAAATGCTTTTGCAATCTCTTTTCGTTCCGCGCGGGTAAGATACGTCTCAAATGATGGGCTTCTTATGGTTCCAAAAAGAACCAGAAGCTTGTGGCGAAAACTATTTGTGTTTCCCTTTTTCCACTCCAACCATTTTACAATGTGGCGAGAAATACTTCGTCCGTTATTCTTCATAAGCATTTCCCGGCGATATTACGACCCCAGAATACACAGGCGTTTCCTCCGGCTGATCGCATTCGATATAATATTTCCTGTTCTCTTCTGGCTCATAAAAATGCCCGTCCGGGTCATCATCATATTTCCATGTCCTTGCGACAACACTTTTAGGCCAAACTCCAAGAGAAAAATCATTAAACGTTACAACAGGCGGGTCGCATACTCCGTAAATGTCCATTTCAAGCTTTCGCGGATAATTTTTAACAAATTCCCAAAATTCCGGTTTAGAAACGCTTTTCATTTTGCTTTCACTTCCTCCCGCCTGACATGCATTACCTTAACGCCGTCTTTTGTGGGCTTAACCTCCGCTGTCTGGTCTTTCGCCAAAACGACGCGAATTTTCTGGAGGTAGTCATATTCTGTTTTTGTTACTTCCACGGTCATATTTTACCACCTTTATGTTAAAAGGTCAATGGTTTTATGATATTTTTCCGTACTTTTTATCCTTTCAAATACTTTTCGAGTATTCCCTCGTATTCGTCGGTGTGTTCTGCTAACGAATCCCGTATAAAGTGCAGCGCCGTCATGCCCTCTGTGTAATGCCATCGTCCGTCGCTGCCCTTGTACCACCAAGGCGGGCTTCCTCCGCTCTCCGCAAATTTTCCCGTTCCCATTTCATTATAAATCGCATGGCTGTTATTAGACCCTACCGCCATTTCATTTTCATTTGCCGCGTGTGATACATCGTTTCTCAGGCTTCCAGTTGGTGTATACCATGAATCGGCGTTACGCGGCACTTTCGCGGTAATTATGGTTTTGGCATTAGCTTCTGCCTGTTGACCGCAAGCCTCTAACCCCGCCGCGCAAGCCGCGTTTTTCTCCGCAATCGTGAGGGCTGAATTGTCAATGATGTTAAAGCCACCCGCCATTATTTTTCATACCTTTCCTCACGATCTTTGTTCAGGCGGTAATAGTTTGGCTTTGTCTCCCGCCATTCTTCAAAGCTGAGTCCCGCCATTCCCGGCGCTTCTTTGACGGTGTCTCCCTCGAATCCTTCTACCCATGCAATTAGCGTACAGCGGCACCCCCAAATCATGCTTTGCGGTATATCAGAACTTCCCGCGCTTTGGCCGGGATAAAAAATCTGTATTACGTCACCTTCAACCGCAACTTCAAACGGCTCATCCAGCTTTCGGCGCTGCCCGTGGAGCATCCTATGATCGTGCCGCGTCCGATTATCCAGCGTAGCCACCCACTCAATCGTGAGGTTTACTCCCATATCTGCCGCCCTGTGATACCCAGCATACCGACCAGCGTTCTGCGTCTCCGTTGTCATTGTCCGCGCATATCTCACCGCCGCCGCGTAATTCCGCGCACCTAGCTTTTCGGATATATCATCCGCGATTTCAGGGATAGATTTCCCTTGAAGTATGGCCTGCGTCATGACGCTTTGGACTTGTTGACGGTTCCATCGGACATCTTTCCCCGCCGCAATGCGGGCAGATTCCACTTTTCCAGGCGGCGGTAGTATGTCCGGGTCATCGCGCATCAACCGCGCTATTGCGTCACGATCATATAAAGTATACGCGGTATCTATACGCCCGCCACGTTCTATCTGATACGTTGCGTAATCGTGATTCAGCGCGTAAACGTCCGGCATGGTGTCTCTTGCCATGGAACGGGCCAACACATTCGCGTTGTGGTAATCTCTGGCAAGTGAGTTTCTAACGGCTTCCCATCGCTTACCGACTGCAAGCTGGCCTTGCAGCCATTTAGTATATTCTTCCTGCGTCCATTCGCCGCTCTCTACTTGCGTTCTGTGTAAATCCGCTTTTTCGGCGAACGACGAAAAATAGGCCATCAACTTTCCCTGTGTTTCACGGACAGCCTGAGCGTATTCTTTTTTGATTCTTGATTCCAGATCGGCAAGAATCGCGTCGGTAAGCTCATGGCCTTTATCGGATTTCATTCTATTTCAACGCCTATAATTGCCGCAATGTCTCGTAATGCGTCATACTGCGAATATGTTTCAAGGGCTCCATGTTTTGACTTGTTATACTTTGAAATCACATTTAAGATTTTCCCTATAATTTCCATCACGTTAATTCCAAGTTCAACCTCTTCTTTTTTATAAAACAATGGAGTATAAATGCTCAGTCTAGACGAAACCTCCCGGCAATCCGCTTCTTTTTCAGGGTCGTATTCGATTGTGAGGCAATCCATCTTCCCACTTTTCTCGTCAATCCTATAAGCGCTAATATCCATTCTTTTCTCCTCCGTTTACATATCAGTTCCGCTCAGCCGGTCCATATCCTCCCCGTCAATCTGCGCCAAAACCTCAGACGTTTTGTCACCGTCACCCAACAGCGAAAGGATTTTCCCGGTAACATATTCTCCGCTAAGATAACTTCCAGCGGTTACAAGCGTTTGTATTTCTTCCTGAGTGTTAACGATCATCGACCGCGTGAAAGTGGGTTCATCTTCAAGCCCTGCCACATTCAAGATTCCGTTCAAGAAGTCAATCACGCAATACTCGAATTGATCGGTCTTTACGTTTTGCGGCTCATAAGCTGCCCGGATTTGCGTTGCAGTAGCTGACCCGCCCGCAATTTCCGCTGGATTAAGAATCATTGCGTCCTTGTACATTTGAGCCTCAAGCCTGTCAAGCAAATCGGCCCGTGCTTCGTGCGGGATGTTCAGCGCGACCGGCGTGATCTCCTGATCATCACCCGTGGCCACGCCACCAAAGCGGCGCAGTTCGTTCAGAAATTTTACAAGGTCGGCGTTATCGTCTCCGCTCAGTCCTGCCGCGCCCTTGATAACCCACAGAATTTGAGCGCTGTCAAGTTCGTTTGCGTATCCGTTTAGTATAAGATCGTAGGCGTCGATTTTTTCCCGTAGTCCAACAATTTCACTTTGGTGCTGAGAGTTTCCCCATAACGGGATGATCGGGAAATTCTGGTAATTTTCCCCGTCTACAATCACAACACCGTCCGCTTTGGTGGTCAGCGTTTTCACGATATATGGCGTTTTGTCAGTCATGTATATTCCGCTGTCTACACTTTTCCACGCGCCGGACATTGGCGTTTTACTTCCAGTCTCCCACAAGAAATTAGTGTATCCGTCCGGCTCATAAAGAGTGCCGCGCAAAGGCCGCGTTTTGTCAAGCTGCCAAGATCGTACTCCAGCGCCAAGCGCCCCAGTTTCCTCATCATAGAGCGGCGCAAAAGTGCTTTTGTTCACCCCATCATAAACCTTGAAAACATCCAGATGATCCATGTTCCAGAGGCCGAAGGACACTCCGCCCACAAGCGCGGCATGCGCCGTCTGCTGTAAGCGAGTGTCAAAGTTCATGCCCAAGGCTTTTTTTGTGTCCTCTTTGTTCCATTTTACACCGTTAGCGAGAAGATACTGCGTCAGCTGCGTCGTCATGACTGAAAAGAAGCCCGATGCCGCTTTGTGGTTCGGCGACCACGTATCCGGCACAAGCTCACCCGCTGCACTTTGCAGCAGCTTTTGGTAGTTTGTGATCGTAGTGTTCTGATTTCGGTCGTACTCGTCCCCAACGACGGCGGTCTTGTATAGATCGCTGCGCTTGTGCTCCTCGATTACGGTGCGAACAAACTCAGCCCGCGCCTTGTCGCTTTGCGGCACTGCTAGTAGATCTTGTACAGTCAGCATCGATTATCCTCCTATATGCCCAGCGGCTTCCAATTGTTTCGCCCACGGCTCTACGCTATACTCATAAGCGTCAAGGCTGTCAATATCGCTGGTTCCGTTGTCAAGACGTTCATCGTCAGTTTTCGTGCTGTCATATACCGCTGTGGACAGAGCGTCGATCAAATGCGGACACTTGCGCGTTACGAAAAACCGCCCTTGCGACATTAGCAGCAGCGTTAGCTTTATACGGTCGTTTATCGGGCTTTTCTGCGCGTTCAGCACCTTTGTTTTCAGTCCCTCGGACTTTGCCGTGTTTGCAAGGCCACGAATCAAAATCTGTTCCGCGCTATCTGCCCGCGTCTGACCATATCCCCAAACATCCGTGACTCGTCTGACGAATGCAGAAAACATGCGGTTTAGATCGTCCGGGTCAACGCTCTTTTTATTGTGGTCTATGTATTCTTCATCCAGCGCCACAACAAAACCGTCCGGCGTGATTCCCGTGGCCTGAAACTTTGTCGCGCTTCCCGTCCCGCCAAAGTCCACGCCAAGAGAAATGATCGAAAACCGCTTCCCACGTTCTCTCAGCCACGTTTGAGCATCTTCAATGACGTACTTCTCCGGGTGATCGGCGAAACCCTGATAAATCAGGCCCTCCGCAACGCATCTAAGCCCAAGAATGTCCCGGCGATACCAGACGCTTGACGGATCGTACTGGCTTTTGATTTCCTCTTTGCGCTGTTCGCTGATACTTAGATTATCGTCGATGGTGAAATGCTGGTATTGATACCCGCCGACATAGCCATCTTTGTATGCATCAATATATTGCTCATAGATCGGATGCCGCGGGTTACAGGGGTTCAGGTCCCAAAGTACCAACGGATCAAGCGCCGCCGCCTGCCGCCCAAATGCAACCTTTAGAAAGCTTGTCCGGCTATCGTCACTGTCGTAGTGCTCGTTAATCTCCGTTGCAATCCACAAGCCGTAGGAGTTGCCTAGAATGCGCTTGTAACTGTCCGACTTCCCGCCGCCCGCAAACACCACGATCTTCTCGCCCGTCTGCGTTCTCAGGAACAGCGCTTCGTTGTCCCGGTACTTTCCCCACTTGCACCGCCCCCGGAATAGGTTTTCAAGGCCGAATCCGTTGCAGACGCCGATATTCAATTTTGCGTTTCCGATGGTGCTGCCGCTTGCAAGATGTATCTTGTCTCGGCACTTTTCGAGGTACATCGCCGCGATGATGCAATGGTCGATGGTTTTACCACTACGAATCGCGCCCTCCGCCACGTTCATTTTGTTGCAGAGCGCCGCGCGGATATACGTCTTGTGTTTATCGGAGAATTCCGCATATGGGATTGTGGCAGTTTTACTCATTCTTCGATTTCGCACAAATCCGCATACTGCTGCTCTACCGTCAATGTTCCAAGCGTTTCATCGAAAATCCAATCGCTTATAGTCTTTTTAATTTCTTCCGTCAATGCTCCGCCTGTTATAACCCTTTTCACGTCGTAAACAGGTCTTGTGTCTCCGCGTTCTTCGTAATCAAAATCCAGTATCACGGTTGCAACATATCGGCCCTTAACCCTCATTTTTCGCCGTCCCCTTTCAGCATATCTGCCAGCGGCGTCAAATCCTCGACGTCTCCGCCACTCTTTGCCGCAAGCGTGAACTTGTCTATGATAGTTCCGAGCGCCGTCGTGATCTCCGTTGCGGTTTTTGCGTCCTTGATCTTGTCCGGGAGCGCGGCAAGTCCAATGTCGATGATATCGCACACACGCCCGCGCTGTTCTTCCATGTATGCGAGTATATCGGCGGTGTTTTGTTCCTTTTTTTGTTCTAACTTTTCCTTAATCTCTCCATATTCCTCTAAAACGTCACGAATACACCCCCACGACCGGTTGTTTCTTTTCGCCGTGGCGTTTATCGACTGCGTTTCCAGATAATCGGCTACGATCTTCTTCTTCTGCTTGTCCGTCAACCTCGCCGCCATCGCAACTATCCCCCGATCTCCCTTACCGTCTCTACGATATACTCCAAAATAGCCTTTCCATTTTCCGCCGTTGCATATTTCGCAACCAACATCTCCATCAATGTTTCCTTCGACGGAATGATTATTACAGTTGCCAAAAGAACAAGAAACACAACAAGCGAAAATTTATTTACTCGTTTTATTGCAGCTTTTTCTTTTTCCGTGCATTCCGTCAAACGTGGACACACAGCACTTATGCTAAAAACGCAGAACGAAAGGAAAAGCATGATCGCGCATATTGTTTTGATGCCGTCAACGACATTTATCAAGTAAAACAAAATAGGATCTATCATTCACGCCCTCCGTTTCCAATCCTGCATTGCCTTAGTGGTAAAGCGCTGGTTTCTCCGGCGCATTTCTTCCCGCATTGTATCCAGCCGCGCCCTATATTCTGCGTATTTATCACAGACGCCCCAACAAGCTTCATGACGTTCCGGACAGTCCTTGCAAGGCCCCTCGATCATCTGTATCTCCCGCAGCTTATAAACTCGCCGCATTCATGCCGGTACTCGCACATCGGTACAAGGAAACTTTCAAATTCGGGCGAGACTTTCAAAACTTCGCTCACGATTTCCCTCATAACCTTTTGCGTTTCCGGGTCAGCCTGTCCGCACAGTCTACGACGTGCCATCGTCATAAGCGCTTGAGCGTTTATGTCCATGATATGCACAACCGGCGCGTCCTGCTGCGCTTTCGTCCCGTCATACTCATTTTGCCTGTCGTTTCTCTGGCTTTTTACGAAATGCTCAACTCCGTACTTGTGGCGGCAAAAATGCACCGAAACATAATACTGGATTTCCATCCTGATTGTAAACATCAACGTGCGAATGGGGCTGTGTTCCGCTTTCAGTATGTTTCGTTTCCATTCTGCTGTCGGCGCTGTTACCGCTTTCTTTCCGATGGTGTTCAGCGCAAGGGCCTTGCATCTGGCCCAATCGTCGCACGTCGGATACCTGAGTATTTCAATCATCTTTCCGCTCCAATTCACAAAGAAACGCCACATTACAGGCAATATGCCATAGCGTGGGCAGTCCGCTTTCTTCGTCCACCGATTCCGGGTTTTCTATGTATGTCAAAATATGCCGAAATAGCGCGTCCCTGTATCTCTCAGGCTCTACGCGCCTCCAGTTGTCCGGGTCCTTGTATTTTCCGTTTACCGCAAATTCCCGCACTCTGGCTATGTCTCTGATGATCTGCACAGGGACAATCGATACACGCGGTTTTCCCGCATCCGCTTTAGCTGTTTGATCGTTCATTTTGTTTCCCGCCCTTACCCACCGGCATACCGGCACACCATTTTGGGCTATGCTATAAGTCCTTATTTTTTCGAAGCTTTGGCGCTTAGATTATCACACGCAAGGGACATTGTACTTCTGTACCATACACGCAGTTTTCAGCGCCATGCCGTTTTAATTTTGCCACAACACGGGCTCGGGGTCTCCCGCCCGTGTTGTAGTCACTCCGTTCGTCATCGGCCTTGATAAAGGCAGGGGCCATCGTTCGCCCTCAGATACGGAGTGGAATTTTTATAGCCGGTTCCTAGAGTCGAACTAGGAGCCTCCACCCACAAGCTGTTAACTCGTTGACAAAAGCCTACCGATTTACCGGCGCATGCCCCCGTCTTTCCGGGGTGCCAGCTCCTTGGCCTTCGGAGCAAATAGCCGATGGCGGGAATCGAACCCGCGTAAACACACTCCCAGCGCTGCTCTCCCCAACTGAGCTACATCGGCATATACTCGCCGCGCGGACGCGGGACACAAAGTCCCGTGCCCTGTATTAACAGGGGCGGCGAAAGAAGGGGGAATGTATGGTTTGAAGTCAAGCAAAAGGCTAAAACTTCATGATTGTATTATATACTAAATCTCTCAGTTTTTCAATAGTTTTTTTGCGATATCTACAATTTTATTGTGAAACAATCCCCGATGCAATCGTTTCGCTTACAGTTGTAAAAAATCGAGTTTCTTTCACCTTTCCCCACCGCTCCGGCTTTTCTGCAAGCCATTTCAGCAGCTCTACGCGTTCTTCTGCTTCTTTTTTTCCAAAGAATATGTTTCCAATATCGCGCCGGCCTTTTTCAATACTTCTACCATCCAAAGAAGAAATATGAATTTCCCCAAATGTATTGATGTAATAATACATTCTTGCGCGTTTCAACTCTTCCGCTTCCTTTTCCGCTTCCGCGTTCAGCGCGTCGATTGCCGCGCTCAGCTCCGCCGCTTTTCTCTCCAGTTCCTTTATCTTTTCGTCCATCAATATTTCCTCCGTTTCATTTTGTCGCAGCTTCCCGGACACTGCGCCCGTGTGCAGTTCAGACACACGTCAATCTGTTGCTGCGCTTTTTTCCCCTGGTGGTATCCGTTTCTATGCAAATCCGCTTTCATCGGCGTTATGCCGCATTCAATGTACCAGCACTTCGCCTTTTGACGACTTACGTTCCATGCCCGCGCCGCTTGCGAGAGGCTCAGCAATGACGCACGGGATACAAAGTCTGGCGGGCATTCTATCCGCTTCATGGTTCCCTCATATCCGCGCCGCAAAAGTAGCAATAATCATATGGGCCGCCGATCACTTCCCCGCCGCACTTGTCGCAGTGGTATTGCTTATAAGTCCATCCGTCATGCGCCGTTCTTTCGCAGTCATAAATCCATTTTCCCCGCACCACAGGCCGCACGTCGGCGGCGGGCGCGTCGATGATCGCCTGCATCACCCCGCTGATATTCATGCCTGTGTGGATCACTCTCTCCAGCGCTTCCCGTTCGATATACTCTTTTTCTTTCACACAAAAAAGACCTCCAACTGTATCGTGTAGCTCACTGTAAACATCGTACTCTATCCGCCCGGTGGCGTTCATATCATCCAGCAGAGCCAGAATAGGTTGAATATCCTCGACCGGGACCACTTCGGCAGCAGGCAAATTGTGTATGGCGTCCTGAAACGCCTGCTGCTTCCAACAAAAAAGGTTCTCTGCATCTTCACGCTTGATGTATATGTCAGTCATCTTTGCGAACCTCCTTTCGCTTCCATTGCTTTCCGCGCGTTTTCCATGCACCGCTGCCAGCATCTTTCACAAGTCCGCACCGGCTCCCCATTGCTTTTTACGCGGCCTGCAACAGGCTCGCCGCAAAAGTAGCACAAACCATAAGCTGGACGCTCCCACGCTGGAATTTTCGTTTCCTTTTCAATGCGCTCCCCGCGTGGCTTCCACCCGTGCTTTTTCCGTTGCCGCTCCCTGTCTCGCTCGCAGCAGTCCGCGCACATGCTACGGCCAATCATCGTATATGCGTCTTCTTTACCGCACATCACGCACAATCCGCGCCCCTTGCGTTCCGCGTAAAGCATCCGCGCATATTCTCGCCCCCGTTCCCTTCCTCGACGGTAACACTCTGCACACCGCGTCAGGCCCGATCTTGTGCGTTCGTCCGGCTTTCCACAGTCCGCGCAGATTCCAAGGGCCTTTTTTTTCTCATACCTCGACTTTTGCGCCGCAGCCTGTCTTTCAAATGTGGCGTACATACATCATCCCCCCTTGCTTTTTTCCGGATTATCAGAACAAAGAATAATTTTCCATTTCTTCTCTTTGCCCTTTCTCACTCTTTCTGTACGGTTCCCTCGGCTTGTACGGGTTCGGGTTCTCCCCAAAAGCGTCGATCTCGCAAAACTCAAATAATTTGCACTGATTCACACGCCTAAAATACGCATCAGAAAACTCCTGCTTTTTTGCCTCGCACCAGTTCCCGTTCCCCGTTTGGCAATGAATACAGTAACGGCAGTATTGTTTCATTCTTCCTCCGTAGGTCGCGTAAACGCAAGTTCCTTTCCTTTGAAAAAGCACAAAGTAAGCAAAGCAAAGACATCTGCCAGTTTCGCTTCGCGCAAAACGACTTCTTTTCCATTTTCCCGTACTTCGCAAATCATGTTTCTTCCTCCCATCTTTTTACAACGCTGTTTATCGCGTCCGCAAACGCTTTTAGACTGGCAAGCCGTGTGAAATACATTGTGAAATAGATACAATCAATATCAGAAATTTCTATTTCGTCTCCTGCTTTATATTTCTCGCCGTCTTTAAGGCCGACAATGATGCACTCATACCCTGACAGTCGCTTTGACGGCCCAATCAGCACGGCCTTGTTATGCTGACCGGCGGCACCGAATACGACATAGTGACTATTCTTCCGCATTTCTGCTGTCCTTAAAAATCACTGTATTATCAGTATCAATACCAAGCTCCCGGCATTTCAGATGCTGCGACGTTCCTCCGCTGTGGCGCGTATTCCAGAGAAAAAGACGCTCGACGATGTGCGTCGGGTAAAACGACGTGTAAAATCGTTCCTCGTCATCCGCGCCCATCGGTTCGACGCCGATGTAGTTCAGATACTCCTCGAACCGCTCCATCAGCTCCTGCATCAGCGCAACGCAGCCCTTATAAATGTCCGTTTCGCTGTGGCTTGCCGTCATTTCATGTCCGTCAACGATCATGTTCCTTACTCCAATTCAATACTTTCCCTCGTATTCCACGCGTCTATTGCTCCTAAACTTGTTGAGCATACAGGACCGCTGGTCATGCACTCCGTATCTGTAACGAAATACCACCAAACGCCGCTCGATTTATACTTGTCAACTTTAAGGCTATATATCCTTCCGCAGAACGGGCATTTTCTTATTCCAAAGTCCATATCATTCCTCCGGCCCTTTCTCCAACTTTCGCTCCGTCGTTGGAAGTCCCATGACCCGTTTCAAATCATTCCCGCTGGCGTAGTCGTGCAGTTCATCCAGTGTCTCATTTCGCCCCTCATAGATGCACTGCATTTCTCGCTCATAGTCCTTGTACAGTATCCGCATCAGGCCCCGCGCGTCTCCACTCATATAACTTATCCTCCCACTAAAATTTCCCCTGTATTTTCGTCCGTGTTGAATAATATCGGTTTCATCACGGTGTCACCGCCTCCCCGCCCATATACTCCGTGGTATATGTATTGCTTATTCCGTTCCCTGAGAAGTAAAGGTATTCCGGCGGCAGCGCGCGGTATTCGCTTGGCATAACATCTTCCACCGCCCACCATTTAAGCGCGTCTATCACCATCGCTAAAATATCCTCGTCCACCGGGTTCCACGCGCTGTATCCAAAGAACTGCCCCGGCGCGGTGATTACGCTTTCAATGCTGTTTCCAAATCGCGGGGAGTCGACGCGGTTCAAGATGCACCACACCACCGCCGCCTTTTGTGCGTCGCTGCATCCGCGGGCCTCGCCCCATACAGTTTTGGCGATCATTTCCGCATCCGCATCGGAAAAACGCTTGATTGTCGGCTCGTCCAACCCCTCTGCGCTCGCCTTTGTGACACACAGCGACACCGCCGCCACAACAAGGATAATCACCAGTAAACCCGTCAAAATAAATCGTATTGTTTTCATGTTTCTTTCCCCTTCTTTTTTGTTATTCTCCAAAATGTTTTTTTGTAACCGCCACGCAAAACGGTTCGATCTCGCTCGCCCATACCGGCACGGCCCCGCATCGGGAAAACGCCAGCGGAAACCCGCCGATCCCGTCGAACAGGCTACCCATCGTAACGGTCCGCGCGTACCCCGCGCATATCCGCCGCGCCAGCCATTGCCAGAACGGCAGGGCGATAGAGTTTCCGAGGGCCTTGTATCGCGGCGCGTCCGCCGCCTTGTGTCTTTTCCCGTTTTTGTCCGTCCAGTCTCCTATATCGGTCCACCCGTCCGGGAAACCCTGCAATCGCTCCACCTCTAAAGGCGTCAGCCGTCGCACGGTGCCCAACGTGATCGGATATGTTTCCGAATCCTCCCGAAAATCGCAGTTTGCCTTTGCTTTCAGCGTGTGCGCAACCATCACCGCCTGTTGATCGTGCATCGTGTCCAGAGTGTTCGCCTGTTCCGACATGCTGATATTGTTCGTTTGCCCGTTTCCGACGCATATCGCCGTGTAGTCCGTTACCCGGTTTTCATGGTCTCCCGTGATTGTACACACGATTTTTCTGTCACCGTTCCCGCGGGCGTCATAAACCGCGGCAGTCTGCCCGGAAATGAGAGACGGGGCCGTTTCTTCCTCATAGCCGATACCGCCCGCCGTTCCGCTGGCTTTATGCTTGAATCCCGCACAAACGCCGTGGCGGTCCACGCTGTCCAGCGTATACGCGACGTCCTTCGCGATCCCGATCCCGTTTTGCCTTACGTCCCGGTCGATCCCGTTTCCTTGCAGACACCAGACGCTTGAGCCTTCAGCGCCGCCTCCAAGACCTCCGGCAGCTTCTTCCCGCGCCGTTCCGCTCGGTTCAAAATCCCTTGGCACGCTTTCGCCGAAAGGTTGTATTTCGGGTCCGGGTCCGTTTCCAGTATCTGCGACAGCAGCGTCGGGATTTCCTCCCGCGGTTTCTCTCCACAGTTGAGGATCAAAGAGTATGTCCCCGGCGGTGTATCCGGCAAAGTCAGCGAGAACGCATATTCGTCTCCGCCTTTGAGGGACTCCCCAATATTGGGCGTCGTGGATACGGTAGGCCACGGACCACCCGTCTCCCATGTAAACGTCCCATTTGGGCCACTTTCCCTTTTCAGGCAATGGAACGTCCGGGGCGTCCGGTTCCGCGATTCTGATGATTTCCGTGAGGACCGCTCCGAAGTCCCGTCCCCCGTTGCTACTGAGCGCTCCCGGCACGTTTTCCCATACCATGTATCGGGGCCGAATAAGCTTACCTGTCCTTCCGCCGTCTCCGTCATGCTTCCGCATCTCCTTCACGATCCTGATTTGTTGCATAAACAGGCCGGACCGTTCCCCGGCCAGCCCCGCGCGTTTCCCCGCCACGCTCAAATCCTGACAGGGCGACCCTCCTGTTATCACGTCCACGGGCTCGATCTCATACCCGCTGATTTTGGTTATGTCTCCATGGTGTTTCACGTTCTACTCCACTTCCACAATTTCAATGCCAAGTCGTTCCCGCATCAACTTCTTCTTGATCTCATACACGCGGGTTTTCGACGCGGGGGATTTCACGTCCTCTACAACAGTTTCATGCCATTCAAAAGGTTTTCCGATGGGCGTTTCAACACCGTTGCATTTTCCGACCGTTTGCTTCATTTCTACTGTATCATAAGAAAAATCGGCCCGGTATCGTATCGCCCGCACCCGCACGCCGTCCGGCGTCGTGTATGCTTCCTGCAAGGTGAATTCCGGTTGAAGCTTCAGGTTGCGAATCTTCCCGGCTTTCAGCAGTAGCGTCAACTCATCATACCGCCGCGCCTCTGCCTTGCTTGCAAAGTGGATTTCCTTGCCGTTTTCCGCTTTTCGCACATCCGGGGTATGCGGTATTCTTCCGGGATTCGGAACTCCCATTTTCGCGGCTTCCCGTTGGCCTTGCAACAGCTTTGCGGCGATCTGCGCCTGATACTTTGGCGGGAGGATTTTCGGGTCTACGCTCATTCTTTTCCCTCCAATCTCCGTCTCCATCGCGTCCGCTTTGCGCCGAAGATCTCCATCACGTCGTCGTCTCCAAAGCTCCACCCCAGCGCATGGATGCACACGTTTACATCTGCCATTTCCTCACGCAAGTTTTGATAGGCATCTTGAAAACTCACCGTCGGCGCGGGGTTTCCACTGCTGTTCAGCCGTCTGAGCTTTAGCGCGGCTTGCGCTAACTCTGCCGCTTCTTCCGCGAGTTGTGCAAGCAGTTCGTTTCCCGGCACTCTTGATCGTATATACTCAAAATCGCTCATAATTCCCCTTTCTAAATGCAAAACCACAAATCAAGCGGGGGCTGCCGCCGGATTTGTGGTTTGTGTTGGTAGTATTCGGTTTTCCGCTGATAGCGTTCAGCCCAACACTACCAACCGTGATTATTATACATGATGCAAGATAATTTGTCAAGCGTTATTTTTCAATCTCTGACTTTTCACCACAGGCTCGTCTGTTCCGCCGCAACAACACCGGCGCAATTTCTCACAGCCTGTTGGTAATAACTCGGTTTCAGCTCAATGCCGATCGCTCTCCGGCCCTCCTGCAATGCGACATAAGCCTCGCTGCCGATTCCGAGAAACGGCGTCAAGACAACATCTCCCGGATTTGTCCAAAGATTCAAACCTCGTCGGATTACCGTAAGCTGCAAAGGGCAAATGTGTCGCTCGTCTTTTTCATCTCTTGCGCTCGTTGCCTGTAATGTGTCTGACGGGTTAATGTCCATCCACACCGGGCTGGCGTATCTTTGCCAGATACTTACAGGAAAGGTCTCATTAGTGTGGCTGACAGGTTCCGGGTTTTCTCCGGGCTTTCGTATGGTAACAAGATAATCTGGTATCCCCTGTCGGCTCATGCAGGAATCTTTTTTTAACTGCTTATGCAACAGACCGATTGCTTTTGTCCGTTGCATTGCTGTAACAGGGTCTTTCCAAATACACACCTGAGAATGGAGCACAAATCCAGATTTTTCAAAAACCTTGATAAGCTCCCCGCGAAAATCCCGTATCCCGATGATTCCGTCCCGCTCCTTACTCAGTGGAAGATCCATGCAGTGGAATGAAATCAACCGTCCGGGAATCAGCACCCGATAAAGTTCCTCCACAATGAACTGAAACTGCCGATAAAATTCCTCTGTATCCTTGCAGTTCCCTAAGTCTCTCTCACTGTTCGAGTATGTATATAGGCTCGCAAATGGCGGAGAAAAAATGCTGTAATGCACACTGTTATCCGCAAGCCCTCTCAAAATCTCTGCGCTGTCGCCATTATAAAGGGCGTACTTTTCCGTTACGATCTGATCATGAACGCTTACACTTTCCATAATGGTGATACCATCCTTTCCGTCGCATAGTAAGTTTCGCTCATTCTTACTGTGTGCCGAATATCAGCACTTAAAATGTCCTTTGTGAATTTCACGAGTTCGCGCGTCATGCGCTGTGCGTCCGCCTGTTTCCGTTCGATATTTTCCTTCACGCATCCCTCCGCGTCGCTTATGATGATATAAACATCAACAGGTCGCGTCTGCCCGAATCTCCAACATCTGCGGACGGCCTGATAGTACGCCTCAAAACTGTCTGACAGACCTACAAATATCATTTGATTGCACTGCTGCCAGTTCATGCCGTAGCCGCAGCAGGTGGGTTTCGTTATAAAAACTGGTCTTTCCTTTGCTTGCCACCTTAGCATATATTCTTCTTTAAGGTCGTTAGGCGTTGCGCCCCTTACAGAAAACGCCAAATCTCCAAACACTTCTTCTAATGCGTCCTGTTCCGCATTTAGTTCACACCATATCAACGTCTGTTCCATCGGTTTCCTCCAAATATTTTATCGCGCTTCTGAGCAATTCAACGCTGTCCTTAAAATTTCCTATTCCAAAGTTGCAACTCGAACACAGAAGCCCTCTTACTTTTCCTGTACTATGATTATGGTCTACGTATAATCGTCTCCCCGCTGAATCTCCAATTGCCGATCCGCATATAGCACACTTTCCATCTTGATCTTTAGCCATATTGCTGTAGTCCTCTATTGTAAGCCCAAATTCCCTTAAGTGTTGCGCAAGTTTTATTTCCGGTTTCCGCCTGTTATATTCTTTCCTTGATTCAAGAATTTTCTTCCTATACTTTTCATCTGTCGAATATCGAAGATTTCGCATTTCATTTTTGTGAGCTTTGTATTCTTGCGTACATTGTCTTTCTTCCCATTTGGATTTGTTTACCCTGTAATATCCGTTCATATACCCTGTTTTCTTTCGATACTCGGTTCTGCATTCTTCTGAACAGAATTTTATCCTTATGTCGTTTTTTGACGGCACAAATTCTCCCTTACAGTTCAAGCATATTCTTTTATCGTTTCCCATTCTGCCTCCAAAATTAACTATCCGCTACCAGTGCATTGCAGGTACACCGATAGCGGATAGTGGTCAGTATTTGATTCAACAGCCGGTAGCCGCCTGCAACAACTACTGACCAATTACAGTGTAACATCATTTTCTTTCTTTGTCAACCCATTTTTATAATTCTCATTGCAATCTCCGCCGCCGCGTTTACTCTGTCCTGCAAGCTGTTTCGTCTCGCCGCTCTACGCTCATTTAGAGATTGCGACGTCTCCGGCAGTAGCAGCATTTGACCATCTTCTCTTTCAAGGTTTTTGGAGTGTGTCATAATCTCATGTATCCTGAGTTCCGGGAGAATGAATCCCGCGCCGTCATATCCAAGATCATCCGGGTTCGTCAGACAGCATGCCCACCCAGCGACCCACTCAAAAAACTTTGATTCCGCGTGACCTTTCAACCTCCATTTTGAAGTGTTTCCGCCGTCGTGACAAAAAAAGGTGGAAAGCATTTCTGGCTGAGTCATGATTCCGAGAAAATCAGAGTGCGTTCCAAGTTCCATAAAATCGTTCGGGCTTGGCGTCGCCGTGCAGCATAACCGGTATGGCGTATTGCGAAATTTTTCCGTCAGCATTTTTCGCGTTGCGCTCGTGGAATCCTTCAATATGCTACTTTCGTCCAGCACCACCCCGACGAACGCCGCCGCGTCGAAGTGTTCCAGCATCTCGTAGTTCGTGATATTCACGCCGGGGCGTGCGTCTTCTTGCGTCCTGCAAACGGTCACGGGAATGTCAAACTTCATGCCCTCCCGCTGCGTCTGCTTTGCCACGGCCAGCGGCGCGACAATCAACACAGGCTTTTCTTCATGCTCCGTGACCATCTGCGCCCATTGCAACTGCATCGCTGTTTTTCCTAAACCGCAGTCCGCGAATATTGCGCATCGGCCTTTCATAAGCGCCCAGCGAACAATGTCGCTTTGCCACTGGAAAAGCTTTGAATTGTCCCGATCCGGCTCAAATCCTGAAAAAGTGGGCCGAATCTCTTTTGTTTTCAAAAACTCGTGATACGTCATTTATTTTCTCGCCCCTTGTAAAAGCTGCATTTCCCCTTTGTCAAGCAAAGCATCTCGGTCAAGGCTCTGCAATATCCTTGTTCTGCATTATAGCAGACGCAGTCTCTAAACTCCGCCGGCGGGCGCTTCGGTTTGTAAACCGCCCTATCATTCCAAGACCTGAGAGCTTCATCAAAAAGCACGATGAATCTTTCCGGTACAGACATCGCCTCTCTTTGAAAATTCAAGATCAGCAGTCGCCCTTTGCCGTTCCAAACCAATTGATAGTTGGTCAAGTCTCCGTTCGCTATCCTGTCCAGCGCTTTTTTATATCTCGGATACATTGTTTTCCACCTCTTCTTTAACACATTCGCACGGTACAGCCACTAAATACGGAATGTCGCTTTTAACCACGACGTTCATGTAAAACCCTCTGCCCTTACAAACTGTACATCCACGGGACGTTAACGGATATCGGCCTTTTATGTCAGTTCTATCACTGTACGGGTCATAGTCGTTTATGATTGCGGCTTTCCGCACAAGATCTTGCTTCAACGTCTCGTTCATATCATTCGCCTTTTATCGCTAAGCTATTAGACAATCCAGAAACAAGAGCCTTTACGCTGTCCGGGAGCATCTCTCGCTCCTTCGCCCGCTGCTTTGCTATCCTGAACGCCTTTCTAAAGTTGGATCCGATCACCGTTTGAAATTCTTCTTCATCAAGCGCGGCCCATGCCCTTATCTGCTCCGCACTTCCTACAGCCTCCTGAATTTCTTTCGGCAGCGCGTCAAATTCTTTCTGATAACCGTAAGTCCCGTTGCTGCACGCTTTGGCAACCATCGCCCATGCTTTCCCCTCGTCGATGTCAAACGGCTTAACTATACCGCGCATTTTGTTTTTTATCTCTCCAATCGACGGGGGAAACGGAGAATCAGATCCTACGATAATGGATTTGACGGCAGCGTATACAAGATTTCCATTATCGTCCTTAAACATTTCCGCATACAGCCTCGCGGCCTCTGCTTTCTGCCGATCATCTCTTTTTGCATAGTAAGATGGGTATGCCGTTTCGAGGATCGCCATAATCCCGGCACACTCTTTAACCGTCATCGTCAAAAACTCCCATTTCTATCAACTCCGAAAAGCTGTGTGATCGCTTCTCTTGCGTTGATTTCCCTCCCGGCTTCGATTCCGCTTTCTTTGCCTGATACTCATTCTCCGATTTTTGTACCGCGTCCAAATTGTTCAGGCCGTTTCTGTGATAATTCTGCAATATACCCCGGATATATGCCCAATTCGCTTTTCCGTTGTCAATCGCTATGTTAATCGCATGAATAACAACCGGGCCTGTCAATCTCTCAGTATAATCTTTTAGCTCGTCAAGGCAAGTTGATGATGGTGTTGCTTGTACGCGGTCAAGGTACAAACTCATAACCGCCCCAAGTTCATTTTCCTCGCGCGCGCTATTATTACAACTACCGTTATCCTCTCCTATACTATCCTTTCCTATACTATCCTTAACTATACTATCCTTACCTATACTATCCTGTGTATACATACTCTGTGTATACATGTTCTGTGTATACATCGAATTTACATCATGATAGGCTCCGTTTTTGTCAATCGAGAGTTTTGATTTTTCTTCAAGGTATTTTGTTTCCCTGTATCTATCTTTTTGTAGATAGTTATTCATCCTCCAATGCTTGATTACTATAACGCCAGTATCAAATGAGAGCAAAAACTTTTTCGCAAGAAGTAATTTTATGTCATCCTCCTGCGCCCCGCATTGTCTCATAATGGATTTCGGGTTATTAACGAAACCGTCATCATCTGCAACCATACCCAGCGTAAAGTAAAGACACCTTGCACTCAGCGGCATATCAAGAAAAGCGTCAGACAATACGATGGTTTTCGCAAACATCCTACGTTCTGCCATGTACCCTCCTTTTGAATCAAAAAATCCCACGCTTTGGGAAGTGGGGCTTCCCGCCGCGTGAGACTTTTCAAGCCAGTAGTTATTAAGTTCAACCAGCAGTCGCCCCACAACTACTGACTACAATCATTATACCAAATAACGCGCAAAAAGTCAAGAAAAAAATCACTTTTCGCGGCTTTCGATTGCGACATTGTCAAGCAAACTAACGATTCTATCCGCCGCCTCAATAGCGGCAGTAGTATCACCCGCATGGCGGGCTTGCCGGTATGCAACCCGCTCCGCGCCTGTATCGCGCAAAATGTCCGCGTGATACTTTGCGAGTTTTCGATCTGCTTGACACGACTTTACAGCCGCTTCAATTTTTTTCTTTTCGACCTTTCCCCGCTCCGATGGCATGTTTACCTGTCTTGCATAGTCATACAGCGCTCTCAGCATCAAAAAACGCAAAGTTTCTGCATAGTCAAGCCCGTCCGGCGTATCCGCCCCGGTATACGCAAGACGATCTATTTTGGCGATATCCATCAAAACGGCACTTCTCCGTCTCCGTCGTAAAGGTCAGCGAACGCTCCCGGCCCAGCGTCTACTCCATCCCCGGCGGGTTCAAACTTACCGGCACGCTCTGCCGTCTCGTAATCGCTCTCCGCACGATCACGCTTTTTCTCGGCAAAATATACATTGTCCACGACAACCTCGGCAACTTGCCGTTTGTTTCCGTCCCTGTCCGTGTAGTCTCTGATTTGCAGACGCCCACGCACCGCCGCAAGCTGGCCCTTGGTGAAATACTTGCTTACAAATTCAGCGGTTCCGCGCCACGCGACGCAGTTAATAAAGTCAGTTTTCCGCTCCTGCCCTTGCGGTACGTAGTCTTGCTCTACCGCAAGAGAAAAACTCGCTACCGGCGTCTGGCTTTGCGTGTAGCGCAGCTCCGGGTCCCGCGTGAGACGCCCCATCAAAATAATCGTGTTCAGCATGTGTAACTCCTTCCAAATTCTTTTATAAATTTTTGCTTATCCCAGCCATAAACTCGCATAGCTGCCCGCTGGCCCTTTTGCCGTAGCTGTTCCCGCTCCCGCGCGTCCTTGTGTACGCCGTCGAGATGGCATGTCTGATGGCAAAGCATAACCCAAAGCCCCAACCGTTTGCTTTTGTCCCTAAGTGCTCCGCCCCACAGCTCATGACGGTCAAGTTTTTCGCAAGACCGCCCGCAACGGAAACACACGGAAAGATTATCTTGCAGTATCGACGGCGCATATCCATTCCGATCAAGCCCCATTCCACGCCTCCAACATTGCCGCCAGCTTATCCGGCGGCAGAGTCTCGATTTCAAGCGCCTTGCAATCCTCAATCACGCTGTCGATCAACCGGCTCATCGTCGCCGTGTCATAAGTGGATGATCCATAATAGAGCGTGACATTGACGCAACCGGGAATTTTGCTTTCAAATCGTTCGGTTTGCCAGCCCAGCCCGTTTCGCTCCCACCCGGCGCACAAAGAATCAGCGGCCTTTTCCAAGATGCAAACCGTGTCGCTTGTCCCTCCGATTTCTCGAATTGCGCTCCTGTAGATTTCTGCTTTTGGAATCGATGTTTTCTTTGCCAGCTTGTCAAGCAAAACCCAAAGATACGCATTAGCGTCAAGGCTCCTGCGCTTTTTAGCCTTTTTTATTTCGTACTCCCCGGATTCAAACCCGATGGCAAACCGCACCGCCTCCGGGTCTGAGGTGTGGAGCGCCAAAGTTCCGGCGCTCCATTTCGCCGCCTCGATCTTCATTTCGCTTTTCTCAGATTCTGGATACAGCCGATGCAAAGCGGGCGCTGAAATTCTTTATGGCTCATGACCGCCACGTCCGCGGCCTTCATTTTGATCTCTCCCGCCGCCGTGACCCAATCCGTGATCGTCTTCCCACAATCCGCGCAGACGTTGGACAGCGGCGCGGCGGGTTTCGGCCCCAGTTCCCCGCCGTCCTGCGTGTACTTTGTCCGATCTTTTGCATAGTATACATCAGCCGCGACACCAACCGCCTTTGCAGCGACACTAATTGCGTCCGTTAGCGCCATCTTGAAACACTCGTCCGACAAATACGGGCCTCGGTTTTCCTGCCTAACGAACGATGCACCGCCGGTTCCGGGGATTCCATGCGATACAACCCCGTCAGACGGATTGACGTAGAAAAGAAGTACATCGACGAACGCCGCCCGCTGGTGTGTGATTTCATCGTCAACAATCTTTTTGTCGGTGATATCATACCACCATCCGATACCGCACGGCCCAAAAATTTCGGTTAATCGCTTAATCCGAAACATCGGGTTAATATCCGTCATGCCTTTTAGCCGCCCATCGCTGATTGTTTTTTTCGCCTCGTCCGGCACCGACCGCGCTTTTTCATAGATCTCTAAGTTTTCCATAATTCTCTCCTTACTTAACGATAATATTCATCTTTTCAACAATCTCCGCGCCGGGAATCGTCATGCCTTGCTTTAGACCTTCTTTTATAGTCACCTTGTCCGGTTCAGGGTCTTTGCGTCTCGTAAATTGCGGATACTCCGCCGCCCACGACAAAAATTTTTCTTCGTCAAGTTCCAGCGCTTTACTTTTCCGAAATGTCACCGAAACACGGGGCGTGGTGAATTTCTCCCCGGCCAGCCCTGTCGTTAAAAGCTCCCGCATCTTGTCAGCCTTTCGTTCTAGAACTCGCCGCCGTTCTGTTAAGGCGTCCGATTCAGCCTTGATCGCCGCTGCCTCCGCTGTTATGTTTTTCAGGTAGAGTGCGATATTTTCAAGCTTCTGCTCCCGCTCCATTTGCAGCGCGTTTAGCGCCTCAATGTCCACGGTAAGCTCCCCCGTCTCCGGGTCTGTGCCGTTTTCGATCAAATCGGAAATGCGCCCGTCGATCTCATACAGCGTCATTCGTTCTATTCCTCCGCTTCATTCATCGCATTGTTTTTAACTTCTTTTTCCCATGAGATACACAATACAACTTTTTTGCTTTTTTCATTTACATATTTGTCAATAATTTCATATCCGTCTTTAATCAACAATTGACATATACGGTTAACGGAACAGTCAAACGCAACCTCGGTTCTATAGAGACCACGAGACGATTCGTCTTTAATTTGCCTTATGGTATAGTTATAAGCATTATTTTGTTCGCTTACTTCATTGGCTATTCTTCTTGCTTCGTTTGCCGTATATTTTTCATAATTAAATTGTTGAATGTACATATTCCTCCCCCTCATATACTGCCCACGGGTTCCACCACCCGAATTCCTCCGATTCCTCACGTTCAGGCGGTGGGTCAAGGTGTGGTTCGATTCCAATATCAATCATCTTTTTACCACTTTCATTTCCTGTAATATGCATTGAGCTTCTTTGCTGTGCTAAGCGATGCTATTCCTTTGCTGGGAAATGCTCATCTCTGCCTTGCAAAGCGTCGCGATGATCTGCATCTCCTTCGCAATTCTATGCACATCTCTGCCTTTGCGGCGCCTGTCTCTGCGATGCCGTGCTAGTGCTTTGCTGTTCTATACCCCGCTTCTCGTCGCCTTTCATAGCCTTTGCGACGCGAAGCAATACACGGCTATTCCTTAGCAAATCATCTCAAAATGGACTTATTTTCTTGCCTTAACGTACTCATTGTTTCCTCCGACTACGTTCCCGGAATCATCGATTTCGTCCCAAACGTATCGGCCTTTTCCGGAGTTTCGCCATTGCCCAAGGCCGCGCAGAATACCATAGTCAAGCCACTCACGGACGGCGGCGACGTGCGAATCGTCCAAGCAAACGACGTCAAACGTCATGGTTGCGCCCGCAGGGATTTCGTCGCTGCTGGCAAGTGAGACGCGCTCCCCTTGCGCCGTTTGTGCACGGAGCGGACGCTGGCAATCGCCGATTTCACCATCGAATATGATGGGGATTTGACGCGGTTGCGGGAAGATCAGGCCGTCGATCACTTTTTTGTATGCGGTAAGCTTTCCGCTTTCATTCGCGGCCTTTTTCTTCTTTCCGTTCTCGTCCTTCCCGGTAAGGCGGGAAAGCATGCCACAGGCGTCCTTGAAAAATCCCTTGATCTGGTAGTCGTACAGGAATGGGGTGCCATCGTCCAACCGCGGGAAAATCGTGCGGCCCTTGTCGGCAACAGCGTCCACGCCAAGAGCTGCAACCTCATCTTCTACTGTTGCGGCGTTTGGGGATTTCGTACCGATGAAGTCACGGTATACTTCCTCATTCGCCGGGCTTGTCCCAAGCATGCCCTCCAAAAGCGTAAGCCTGACCTTGATTGTTTTCATTGTTTTACCTCCGTTTTAATGTTTTAATATAAATATTTTTCACGTTCACGCATTGCTACGCCATGCATATCCTTTGCCAGGCCATTCCCCGCTCCGCGATTCCTTTGCTGTGCTGTTCAGTGCTGATCGTTGCTAAGCTGTTCCTTTGCCATGCTATGCCCTGCTTCTCCATTGCCACGCCAAGCGACGCTCCGCTGTTTCCATTCTATTCACCGATATTCTACGCGTTTACATGCGGCGCATAGCCATTGCTTCGCGGGCCTAAGCACTACATCGCCATCGCAAATAAGGGCGATTTCTTTGCTGCCTCGCGCGTTAAGTATCTTCCCGATCAGATAGCAAATCTTCAATCGCACATCCGTAATACTGCGCAATCTCCGGCAGCAGTTCCGCCCTCGGCATAGCCTCGCCTCGCTCCCATGCGTTTACGGCCTGTCTCGATATGCCAAAATGTTCCGCCGCTTCTGCCAATCCGATACCGGCCCGCGTCCGCATTTCACGAAAATTCGCCACTTTTTCACCTCCTTAATGTCAATTTCTATTTTACTACAAGGCACGGGTAATGTCAAGTGTTAATTTACACTTCACGCAAAGAAAATCCCGCCTTTGGCCCGGCGGGTGGGGAGTGTAGATTACTGTGTGTGTATTTCGATGAATCCAGGTCCCAGAACCGTGAAGCTGTTTACTTTAAGACTCGCAGTCTGATCGTCCAAGTTATCCAGCCTCCCCTCGTAAATCAGAAGCGCGTAATCTTGTGTGTGCTTGAGGACCTTAATTCGTGGCCTCGTTCCGTGGTCATTCATCATTCGCACAAGCGCTAAAATTTTCATTGTTCTCCTTCCCTTCTCCCTCCCTATTTCCGCCGGGAGGGTGGCGGTGGTGGGTTAAATCGCGTATGTTCTGCTGTACGAATGATCGCTGCTTTCAAGAAATTCGCCGTTACTATCGGTATCATGAAAACGGAAGTTCCAAGACACGCGGCGTGATCTCAGGCTCGGCTTGCTTTCTGTGATTACGCAGCCCATTTTTTCTCCGCCGTAAATCCTTTCGATAACGTCCAGAGCAGCCTCTTTAGCTTCCTCATAACTTTTATACATTTTCTTTCCCTCCTGTGTTTGTGTTCTTGTTTCTTTCTGCGATTATAATAGCATATTTATAAATTATCTTCAAGATGGAATATTGCACAATAGTTTGGTCGATTTTTTGTTGGAAATGTGTATTTACAAATTAGTGCGAATATAGTATAATCCACCAAAAAAGGAGTGAAAAAAATGGCGTACAAGGATCGTAAAAAGTTAATTGAGAAGATAAACGTCTACAATCTTGAAAACTATGATCGTGTTGTAATCATGGTTCCAAAAGGTCAAAAATCGGTCATCAAAGCCGCCGCTGATTCCGCTGGGGAATCGTTGGGCGGATATATAAAAAAGGCCATTCAGGAAAGAATGGCAAAGGGGGGTATAAAAAATGAATAAACAGCCGATCAACGAAACGCCCGTAGCGCCGAAGATGCTGACCATTAGGGAGACGGCGCGAACTGGGATTTTGCCGGAGCACGCAATCAGGCAGATGGTAAAGGCCGGAACGTGTCCACATATCAAGGTGGGGAAAAAGGCGTTTGTAAATTATGACAAGTTAGTCAAGTTGCTGGAGGAGTCGTAATGGGTAAAAATGTTTCTTTATCGGTCTGGAAGCTTGTCTCTGGTATTATCAGCGTTGTAATGTCCGCTTTTATCGTCTATCAATCCCGCCTTGCGTCTTTACTTGCGACAATACAAAATACGGGGGACAAGAGCGGCAGCGTCGGCATGATTGTGGCTATCCTGATTCTGGCCGGGGGAATCATATCTATAGTGACCAGATACAAGGGCGGCGGTGCGAATGTGCCGATTATTTTGATTTTCGCATTTGCCGGGGCTTATGCGATTACAAATCACGGAGAATTTTTAGATTTGATCGTGTGGGGCGCATGGTGCTTTGTGTGCGCGATTATGGCTATTATCTCACTTGTGGCGGAGAAATAAAAAAATCTTTGATATGATTAGTATAACCGGCGGCAAATTCTGCCGCCGGTTATTAACAATTCACATTAAACCACAGGAAATCACATTTCAGACGGTTCTCCAGTTTTCCAATTGACAGGAACGGCACCATATTTCGGGATTCTGATTTTCTCTCCGTCTTGCGTTGTGATTCGCCCGAAGGATACTACTACCTCCGTATCCTCCGCCCGGTAGATCGCGGGAGTGTTCCAGCCTTGCCAATTGTCCCAGTATTCCCGGCTTTTGTTGGAGAGCCGCTTTGCACCTGTCAGCGTGTGTGCTCCGCCATAGCAGCAGCTTTCATACTGCCCGCCGATTACATAATAGCTATTTTTTGTCATTTTTTCATACCTCCATAAAAAATTGTTGAATTGTGTTTCTCTCTTTCTGGTATTATAATATCATATTTACAAATACTTTGCAAGATGGAATATTGCGCAATAATGTTATGTGTTATTTGTTTGATTTGTGTATTTACAAATAACCATTTGTGCAGTATAATAAGACCATCAAATGAAGGAGGAAAAAACAATGTATATCTATATTACCGACAAAGAAGAAACCCGCACTATTTCTCTGCGTGAATGGGATAACAAAGCAGATAGCTGGGCGAATGGCGGCACCGACATTTTTCAAGACCTCGAAACCAATGTGCCGAGAGACTTCCCGGTTGGAGATTACGACACAGACGCGGATGCCGCCATGACAGACGCGGACTATCGGGAAGTTGTTGAGTGGTGGAAAGCAGAGTGCGAAAAATACAATCAGCGTGAAAACAGTTGGTTTACAGAGTACTCAGACATAGATGCTGAGTTTGCTAAAGCCCACGAAATGATCTTTAACGCTGATTAACAATGACTGCCAAAATGAAGGAGGGATAAAAAATGAAAGCATATAAGGGGTTTAACAAAGACGGAACATGCAGGGGCTTTCATTTCTCGGAAGGGGAAACCTATCATGAAGATGAAGCAAAGCTTTGTGAAAGCGGATTTCACGCTTGCGAAAGCCCTTTGGATTGCTTCAAGCACTACCCACCGGGGAGGAGCGAATATCGCGAAGTCGAGTTGTCTGATGTATCGCCAGAGAGAAACATCGATGATAGCAAAGTTTGTGCGAAAACGATTAAAATCGGAGCGAAACTTGATGTCGCGAAGATTTGCCGGTTGCAATCCGATTTTGTAAAAGAACATACAACAGCGGAATACACAGATGAAAAAGCCGCAACGGCGGGAGATTACGGAGCCGCAACGGCGGGAAACCGCGGAGCCGCAACGGCGGGAGACGGCGGAGCCGCAACGGCGGGAGATTACGGAGCCGCAACGGCGGGAAACCGCGGAGCCGCAACGGCGGGAAACCGCGGAGCCGCA